TCATCGGTCGAGCCGGGCCTCGAGCTTGCGGAGCAGGCTGATCCAGCCGGACGCCCCCGAGCAGAGCGAGATGAGCCCGAACGCCACGGCGCCCAGCGCGAACAGTGGGAAGCCGGTACCGGCACCTGCACCGGCGAGCACGACCGCGGCGATCGCGGTCCAGATCGACGTAGCGATCATCGACACCGCCGACCCCGCCTCCTGAGCCTGCGGCACCTGATTCACGATCTCCTGAGACAACGCGCTACCTCCCTCTCTCGGCGAACGAACCCTCCAGCTTACCATGCTGGGCGGCCCCGGAAACACGACAAGCCCCCGACTCCGCGATGGGAGCCGGGGGCTTGTGTGATGCGCTACGAGGCGTCGGCCTTGTGGACGATCGGGGCCAGGTTCGGCGGCGAGTAGTTCGGGCCCTTGAGCACCTTGCCGTCCGCGCGGTAGATCGGCTTGCCGTCGGTGCCGAGCTTGCTCATGTTCGACCGGTGGATCTCGGCGAGCACGGCGTCGAGGTCGATACCGAACGCGAGGGCCGCTCCGTAAGCGACGTAGACGATGTCGCCCAGCGCGTCTGCGATCTCGACGAGGTCGGCCTCGTCGACCCTGCGGACGTCGCCGCGGCCGTAGACGATCGGCTGTCCGATCGCCCGCCAGAACTCGGCGAGCTCCTCGTGGATGAGGTCGTAGCGGAGGAGGGCGAGCTCCGCCGGGCCGGTCGTGGGCTCGTCGGCGATGGGGCAGTCGTAGGTCTCGTGGAACTCGCGCACCATCTCGGCAGTCGTGGTCACTCGGCGCTCATCTCCTTGGCGAGGTTGCGGATCAGGTCGTGGCGGAAGCCCGACCAGTGGGTCACGTCGTCCACGTAGACGACGGGGGACTGCTGGTGCCCGAGGCTCAGAACGAAGGCGAGCGCGTCGCCGTCCTCGCTCACGTCGATCTCCTCGTAGGGGATCTCGAGATTCTCGAGCTGCCGCTTGGTCGCGCGGCAGGGCTGGCAGTTGGGCTGGCTGTAGAGCGTGACGTTCACGTGCGGGTGGGGCTCCAGTCAGGCGATCTCGGCGGCGAGCAGGTCGAGCAGCGCCGCGATCGCGCGCAGGTAGTTCGCCCCCTCGAGCACCTGCTCGGCGACGGCCTTGCCGTCCTCGGACAGGTGCTCGAGGACTGCGGCGTCAGACTCCTGCTTCTCGGCGATGTTCGTCAGGTCGATCGCCATCGCCTCGGCGCGGGCGCGCAGGTCGATCGGCTCGTTGCGAAGGTCACGCTGCGAGGGCTTCATCGAAAAGCGCCTCCTTTCCGTTCAGATGGGTTGCAAGCTTGTTCATGCCGCTCTCGGCGTGGCGGCGTACGGTGGAGTCCGAGATCCCGAGCTCATCCGCCGCGCCGCGCTCGGTCATGCGGCAGACGGCGATGAGGAACAGGGCGCCCGCCTCGGTCTGGCCGAGCCCGGCCTCCCCCCACGCGCGGCGCACGTCGGCCATGTGAGCCATGAGGTTGCCGCTGTGGCTCGGGTCGGACTTGGCGCGAGGCATCCCGCGCTCGGGGGCGCCCGGCGCTGCGACGCCGGACCAGGCGTGCTCGTCCCACATGACCGACAGCACGAACTCGATCAGCGCCGGGGTGTAGGACAGTCCCGCGTACGCCTGCGGCGTCGGGCGCGACCCCCAATACCCCATGTCGGGCGCCGGGTTGGACTTGAGCGCGGCCTCCGCGGCAACGCGCTCGAGCGCTCGCACCTCGGCCCGCCGGCTCGCCCGCTCGCGCAGGCGCATTGCCAGGCGTCCGGCGAGGCACTTCCGCGCGCCGCGCACCCCGCCCTTGGTGCCGGGCTGCGCGAAGCCGTAGTCCAGCACCTCGCGCACCTCGGCCGGGTGGGTCGCGATGTAAACGATCGCATCCTGGTAGGCGTCGTCCTCCTCGACATCGGGGAACGACCGGGACACGTTGAGCGCTGCGCGCTCCGCGGCCCAGAAGCCGTCCTCGTTGACGAGGCTCCAGTCGATCTCAGCCACTCGTCACCACCCCATCCACCGGATCACGAGCAGGGCCAGAAGCCCCGCCGCAAGGAACACCACCTGCGCGGCCTGGTCGTCAGTCAGTCGCGGTCTCATCGGCCCAGCACCCCCGGCCCGAACGTCCGCTCGAGGTATCCCGCGTTCGATTCGAGCAAGCGCCAGGCGTGAAACCCGGCCTCGGCCTCGAACTCGGCCAGGGCCATGCCGACGACGGGCCTGTTGTGCCGCCCGTGCACCTGGTGGCGCTCGCCCTCGTCGTCCTCGTAGGTCAACGCCACGAGGACCGTCATCTCGATCAGCTCAGCCATGCTCGGCACCCGCCCGGACCTCGGCCACGCTCTCGGAGACCTCGACCATCAAGCCCGAGTCGAGAAACACCCGCGTGCGGGCGTCGGGCCCCCACACCTCGAGGCTCGGGCCGTTCACCATCGGCCACACCTCGCGCTTGGCTGTCGCCTCGAGGATGGCGATGATGCGGCGAGGGTCGACCAGGACGGGCGTCCCGTCGTCAGGGTCGGTGAGCGTGAGGAACGTGCGCGCCGTCATCGGATCACCTCGATCGGGGACGTCAGGCCGTCGCGCGTGATCGCCACGACGATGCCGGGGTGGCCGCTGTCGCCCGTGGCGTGGCGCCACCACGTCGACTCCGACTCCAGCGCCGGCGGCTGCAGGAACATCCGCGGACCCTTGGTGTCGACGTGGAAGTGGTGCAGGTGCCCCGCCATGAGCAGGTCCGCGTCGCGCAGCGGCGAGCCGCCGAACGCCTGGCCCTCCCACCAGTCGAAGTGCTTGCCGGGGCGCCACTGATGGCCGTGAGCGTGGCCGATGCGCGTGCCTGCGACGTCGAGCGTGACCGTCATCTCGTCCGTGTCAGGGACGTAGAACTCGACGTGGCCGTACGCGCGCGCGTTCATCGCCGCGGCCTCGCGCACGGCGACCAGCGCCTCCGTGTCGTGGCTGTCGTCGTAGCGGGTGACGCCCTTGCCGGCGAAGCGCTGCGGCTCGCCATGGTTGCCCGGAACGGCGACCATCGACAGGCGCGCGGCGCGCGGAGCGAACTGCTCCATCGCGTGCAGCATCGTCAGGCGCGTGAGGCGGATCTGCTCGTTCAGCGTGAGCCGCGTGCGCCAGGCGTTCGCCCCGCCCTGGGGGACGAAGCCCTCGATGTGGTCGCCGAGGAAGCCGATGTGGACGTGGCCCACCGGGAAGCGCTCGCGCAGCTCGTCGAGCGCCGCAGCGGCGCGGGAGAGGCCCTGGAACGTGCGCTCGACCGTGCCCTCGACGCCGTCCCCGTCGACCTTGCCGTACTGCATGTCGCCGAGCGCGACGACCAGGCCGTACTGCCCGCGACCAGGACTCGTCAGCGGCCCGGCCAGGCGGACGCGCTCCACGATCTCGTCGATGGGCAGCGACTCGCGCCCCGCCGCGGCGGTGCCGACACGGGCGAAGGAGAAGCGCGCCGACACGCCCTCGACGCCGTTCGCCATCGTCCACTCGGAGGTGCGGAAGCCAACCACCTGCCACTCGGCAGGGTCCAGGTCGTTGCGCTCGAGCAGGTCACGCGCCCTGCCGTCGAGCTCGTCTCGCGAGGGAGCGCCAGCCAGGCCGACGGTCGCCTCGGCGACGTCGCCCTTCACCTCGAGCTGCTGTGTCGGGCCCTGCGCCGGGCGCGGCGCGACGGGGGGCGCGGTGGGGACGGCCAAGAGGCTGTCCAGAAGCGGGGAGTCGGTCACTTGTCGATGTCTCCGGTCTGGCGCACGAGGCGCCGGTACGTTCGGATGGAGCTGGGGGAGATCGGGGCGCCGTGCGCGGTCAGCGCGCGCGCGACCTGCTCCGCCGGGCGGTTGGGGTCGGCGATGATCGCGAGAGCCTCCGGCGCGCCGTCACCGGCGAGCTCGAGCGCCTTCTCAATCGAGCGGAAGCGCTGACCCGCGACGACGACGGCCATCACGAGCAGTCCCACTCGAGTGAGTCGAGGAAGAACTCGGCCCGCTCCACGCGCCGCGCCTCGCCTCCGTCGTCCTGGCCGTCGAGGCGGACCCACTCGAAGCGCTCCTCGCCGCTCGGGGTCACCTCCACGAACCGCTCGACGAGGACGCTGGTCGACGTCGCCTCGATCGCGATGACGTTGTCGGCGACGCCGTGCCGTCGCAGGACGGCCACGAGCTCGCGCCACAGGGGCTGCGTCATTTACTCACCACCTCCGGGGTTGAGGCGCGCGAGCAGGCCCGCGGCGCCCTCCTTGACGAACAGCTCGGACACGTCGCCGTCCTCGGCGCGCAGGCGCACACCGCGGGCATTGCGAACCGAGCCCGTGATCTTGCTGACGAACTCCGAGCCCGCCTTGTCCGGGTCGCCCCAGACGTAGACGCGGGAGAAGCCCGCGACCATGCGCCGGTGGCGCGGCATCCAGGACTGCGCGCCCGGCATTGCAACGGCCGGCAGGCCGATCTTGTTGAGGATCATCGCGTCGAACTCGCCCTCGGTGACGTGCAGCTCGTCGATGGCGCGGTGAACGGCCCCGACGTTGAACATCCGCCCAGACTCGCCCGGCATGGACTTGTACTTACCGTGCCCCATCGCCTTGTGGTCGTGGTCGGCGATGCACCGGAAGCGGAGCTGCAGCGGCTGTCCGTGGCGCCCCAGGTAGGGGATGACGAGCCAGCCGTCGAGGCCCTGGTGCTCGGGGAACGGGTCAGCCACGACGCCAACGCGGAACGTACGTCGATCCGGCTCGTCGATCCCCCGGAGCGCCAGATACATGCTGACGTCCTCGGTAACCGCCGCTTCGTACTGGCTCGTCGCCGCTTCCAGCTCCTCCAGTCGCGAGTCCGAGACCGGCAGCAAAGGTTCGCGCTCGGGCAAAGGTGATGCCCTCCTTCTTCATGATGAGAGTCCATGCGTCACCGCCAGCGCCGCAGGAGTGGCAGCGCCACAGGCCGCGCTCGAGATGGACGGACATGCTGGGGGTTCGGTCGTCGTGCAGTGGGCACGAGAGCATCTGAGCGTTGCGCCCCGGCCGCGGGTGGGACCCGTAGTGCTCGAGGACGGCCGTCAGGTCGGGGCGCTCCCCGTCAGCGCCGCCCACGCTCGCGGGCCCGGCGGACGGCGCTGACGATCGTGTCTCGCTGAGTGGCCGTGCCCCGCGCCCAGGCGAGGCTCCGATCGCTCACGACCCGCCCGATGTTCCCGTTGGGCGACGCCTCGCGCAGGATCTCCGTCAGGAGGTCGCCGTCCCCCCGGCCCCACGGGTCATCCATCTCCGCCAGGGCGGCGACGAACAGCTTCCTCTCCTTGTTGGTGAGCTGCTCGATCACCGGCCAGTCGAAGTCCAGTGCGCGGCCGATCGCGACCCGGTCGACGTGCGGCGAGAACACCTCCGGCACCGAGAGCCAGCGGAAGTACATGGACGGCCCGACGTCGCCCGCCTCGTCGCCCAAGTCCTCGGTCAGGTCGAGGCGGATGCGCTCCGCCAGCTCCCACGTCACGGGGAGGTCAGCGAACTCGTCCCCGAGCTCCTCGTTGGCGATCTCGGCGTACCGGTCGTACGCGTGGCTGCGGAGCTCGCCGGCCTTCACAGGCCGACCGTCCGGCGCAGGAACGCCACGAACTCGGCGAGGCGGATGACCACGTACGCATCGGCGATGCTCTTGCCGCGCGCCTTCACGATCGCGACGGGCAGCACGCGGTGCCGTTCGAGGCCGCGGTGGCGCGCGTAGTTCGCAGCCTCGAGGTCGGCCTCGTTCATGTAGCCGGCCAGGTTGATCTTCTGCTCGTTCTTCGCCTCGATGACGACGCGGCTGTTGTCGGCGAGGCGGACGACGTGGTCGCCCTCATCCTCGGCGCCGTTCAGCTTGAGCGGCTCGATGTCGGCACCGGCGTGGCGGAAGAAGTCTCGGACGTCGGTCTCGTGCTGGGAGCCCTTGCGCTTGGATGCGCGGGCTCGTCGGGTTGCCTCGGGGGTGGGCAAGAGTTGACACCTACCTCATGCCGCTGATGCGGCGTAGTCGTTCTCGATGGACGCGATGAAGCGCATGAGCTCCGGCGTCTTGCGGAAGTGCTCGGTCCCGCCCTCGCCGGGGATCGGCGAGTGCAGGTGCCGAAAGCGGGCGTGCAGCTCAGTCTCGAGTGCGGACCCGCCGCGCACTTGGGCTAGGACCGAGCGAGGGCCGAGCTGGGCCACGCGCCTCGGGAGGTTCACCGTCCGGCCGATCTTGACCGTCTCCCCGAAGTCCATGAAGTAGACGACGGAGCCGCCCTGGGCCTCGCGATCCTGTAGCCGCTTGAGCTGCTGCCGCGCGGCCGACAGGGCCGCGACCTTGGAGCGAGCTCCGGGGCACAGTGGCGTCGACGAGCCGGGGCGCGAGTCGGCCGACGCCTCGCACCAGGCCACGCGCTCGGCGAGGCGGCGACGCTCGAGCTCTAGCGCCCGGACGCCGCTCTCGGACAGGCGGGCCTCGAGCTCGTTGCGCTCCGCTTCGAGCCGGGCGATGCGCCGCGCGGCCTGGTCCTCGTTAAGCGTCGCCTCCAGGCTGCGAAGCCTGCTGAGGAGCCGGCTGATTGCGTCCTCCGCCGCGGGGTGGGCGGCGACGGCCGCGAGCACCCTGTCGGCCGAGACTCGGCCGAAGCCGGGGATGTCCTCGATCTCCCAGCGTTCGATCACCTGCCAACCTCCTAGATGGCCGTCAGGCCGTAGTCGTACGGGAAGAACTGCGTGCGCTCGGGGTCGGCCCGGAGCAGCGCGGTCGTGTTGCCGGTCGGGTCGCTCGGGCCCATGCGCTGCTTGAGGCAGGCGATCCGGTAGGCGAAGGACTGCGGGTCGATCGCCACCGACAGCACGAGCTCGGGCTTCTCGCTCATGCCGCCCTTGATCTGATCGCGCGAGGGCGGCTTCCACGGGTCGGCCTTGGCCTCCCAGGTCTTGTCGCTCGCGTGGTGCAGGACGATCACCGTCGCGCCGATGTCGCGGCTCAGGTCGGAGATCGACTGCATCGCCTCCATCTGGGCGGTGTAGTCGGCCGACGACCCGTCGATGTCCATGAGGTTGTCGATGACGATGACCTGCGGGTGCTCGTTGTGGAGCTCCACGTAGGCGTCGAGCTCGTCCTCCACGGACTGCCAGCGGATCGGCGACCCGAAGCTGAACGTGATCGGCAGGTCCGCGGTGGCCTGCTGGTACGAGCGGCGCAGCGCCGGGTCCTGCATCCCCGCCTCGACCTGGTCCGTGCGCTGCCCGGTGACCGAGCAGGCGATGCGAACCGACGCCTGGAAGGGCGACATGTCGGCGGAGAAGTAGAGCGTGGGCGCCTTCATGTTCAGGACCCACCACAGGGCAAAGCCGGACTTCTGCGTGCCCGAGCGTCCGGCGATCATGATGACCTCGCCGACGCGCGGCCGGACGCCCAGGCGGTAGAGCGGATCGAGTGCAGCCACATGCGGCAGCTCGGGTGACGACTGCGAGCTCAGCGTGAGCGCGCGGGATGCGGTCAGCATCCGAAACCCCTCCCTCCGGGGCTCGTGCCGGGCCAGGCGCGCGCTATTTACACACCTGGCCCGGCGGAAGGACGGCGTCTGCTACTTGAGGTAGTCCGGGACGTCGTCGCCCGAGAGGGCCTCGTTGAGGGCGGCCTCGCGGCGCTCGCCGAAGGCGACGACCTTCGAGCGCACGTCCGCGTCGACCGGGCGCCAGACCCAGGCGCCGTTGGGGAGCTTGGCCGTCGGCGCCAGCTTCTCGAGGCGAACGACCGCGGCCGAGCCGACCAGGTCGGCGAGTCGCCGCGCGAGGTCGACCTGCTGGATCTTGACCCCCGACGACAGCGAGCCGTTGTCGTTGTCGATGTCGTCGACCGACGCGAAGGCGGTGATGTCCGCCGTGACCGTGTCCTTCGGGCCGTAGTTGGTCGGGAGCTGCCGCTCGAAGTTCGTCACCTCGATCAGGAGCGCGACGTTCTCGACGAAGTCCTCACCCTTGAAGTAGGAGCCGCCGATCTTGATGTCCTGGACGTTGAAGCCCATCTGTCTGTGTACCTCCGAGTGTTGCGGTGTTGCGGTGAAGTGGTGTGGGTCAGGCGCTGTCGTCGGACCCGAAGCCGAGCTGGCGCACCAGGCCCTCGGCGCTGATCCGCGCGTCGACAACGCCGGCGCGGGTGAGGATCGAGGCGTAGCCCTCGTCTCCGGGGAACACGGCGACGATCTCCGGGATCGCCACCATGAAGCCGTCCTGCGGGATCGCCAGGAACGAGCCCTTGACGACCACCTCGGGGTCGGGCGTCGAGTTGCGGAACAGCCCGACGATCTGGGCATACTCGGCCTCCTGCTCCGGCGTCAGGGGCCGGGACTCGACGGGCTTGGGCCGTCCGTCGTCCGGCTCGAGCGCGGCGGACGCGCTCACGAGCTGGAGTCCAGGCGGGCGCGCGTGAGCTTGGCGTGCTCGGCCACCTCCGGGCGCTTGAACGCCTCCTGGTTCGCGGCCCAGACCTTGCGGAAGCCGTCCATCGACGTGACCGCGTCGAGCGCCGCGATGACCGGGTCGGCCTCGCTCGCCGCAGGCTCCACGTCCGGCGTGGCCGTGGCCGGTGTGGCCGTCGGGGCGGGCGTGTCGTTCGCCGGCTTGGACGCTGCGGACTTGGCGCGCCCACGCGCTGCGGGCTTGACCGGCGCGGACTCGATCTTGCCGCCGAGCGTTGCCACAGCGCCGTGCAGGCCGCGGGCCGCTGCCGAGGCGGTCACGATCACCTGGCCCAGCGTCGCGTCCTCGGCCGGCTCGATGGCGAACGCCTCAGCCAGCTCTCCGATGAGGGCCTCCTGCGAGTCGGCCCGGACGACCAGCCACGGGGCGTCGTACCCCGGACCGAACTTGATGGTCGCGACGTGGCGACCCTCGTTCTCAGACACCGTTCTTGTCTCCTCTCGATCGGTGTGGTGTAACCGTAGCACAGCGCGCGGCACTTACACAACTACTCCGGCGTGACCTGCGCCACACCCCTCTGGCGAGGGCCCTGGCCGTCGGCGATGGCAGGCTCCATGACCTCGACCACGGGGATCGAGCCAGCGAGTCGACCCCCCATCGCGCGGCAGTAGTCCTTGACGCCGCACGAGCCGCAGAAGTTGCCGGGGTTGGGCAGGAACACGCCAGCCTCGATGCCCTTGGCGGCCATCGCGAACTGGTGGTCCACGTACTCCTCGGTGTACGCGGTCATGTCCTTGAGGTCGGTCAGCTCACCCGTCGCGCCCATCCACAGCGCCCCGCGGTCGGCCTGCAGGCCGTACTCGCGCAGGAGCGCAACGGCATAGGTGCCGAGCTGCAGCTTGGACGTCGGCTCCTTGCCTGTCTTGAGGTCGACGATGATGATGCGACCCTGGCGGTCCAGGAACACGCGGTCGATGTAGCCGAGGACGGGGCGGCCGCCGAGCTCCACCTGGACGCGCACCTCCACCCCGAGCTGCCCGTCCGGCATGACGGCGATGCCCCACTTGGTGAGCTTGCGCCAGTCGATGTACGCCTGGACCATCGCCGGGCCCTCGACGAGCCACCAGTCACGGTCCTTCTTGTTCGGCCCACCGCCCTTGCCGTGCTTCTGGAGCGTCTTGCCGGACGCGACGATGTTCGTCTCGCCCTTCGCCTTCGCCTCCTTCACGGCGGCGTCGAGGGCGTACTCAAATGCGCCAGGGTCGGTGACGGCGCACTCCTCGACCTTGCCCGTGTCGAGTAGCCGCTCGGCGCGCCGGCCCAGGTCATAGAGCTCGGTGAGGTGATGCACCGCGGTGCCGGCGACGGTCGCCCACCAGGTGCTGTTGTTGAGCTTGTGGCCTCGCTCGAGGCGGTAGCGCTCGCCGCACTCGGCGTAGGAGCTGAGCGCGCTGTAGCTGAGTCGGGACGGGATCTTGATGTCAGACCTCCACGGGGATGATCGGGACGAGCCAGTAGCGCATCGTCGTGCCGTTCTCGAGGAGGTCGGCGGGTGCCTCGTCCTCGTCGACGAGCTCGAAGCCGAGGCTAGCGGCCTCGCCCTCCGCTCGCTCGATGTCGTAGCGGGTTGCGTCCTCGTCGACATCCATGTGGTAGTCGAACGCCTCGTCGTCGAGGTGCAGACGCACTCGAGGTGTCAGTGTCACGTGCCTTGCCCTCCAGGGGGTCGCGGTCGGGTGCGTCATGTCTACACCCTTGGAGATGCTCCGTGCAAATGCAACAGCCCGCGGCGCGAGCGGGCGAAGGTCAACGGGGGTCATTGGGGGTCTCCTTGCGATGGCGCGTGCGGAGGGCCCTTCGCCCTCTCGTCGCGAGCGTGCCCCTGGAGGGGCGGGAGGATTCCACCACACGTCGCCGACAGTCACACACCTCGTTCGGCGACGCGCCGACACAGGTGAGAGGCTGGGCGCGACAAAGCCCCTGCTCACCAGGCGTGTGGGCAGGGGCTTGTCGTCGGGGAAGGGCGGCTCGCTCGAGACGAGCTACGGCGCGTCGGGCTCTCGGATCAGATCGACGTCGACCCCCTCGCGCGCCGGCACCATGAAGAAGCCCTCCGGGAGGTCGGCGTCGTAGTGGACGACCAGTCCCTCCCTGTCGAGCCGGGCAATGAACGCGTCCAGGCGCCGCTCCGTGGCCGGCGGGTTGGGCAGTCCAGCCCGGCGCCGACCCTCAGCGCGGAGCATCTGGGCCATGTAGTTCGTGCGGTGCTCGGCGCGCAGCCGCCAGGGGACCATGCTCTCCCGCGCATGGCGCGGCTCGATCGCCTGTCGGCGACGATAGTTGCCCCACATCGAGGGTGTCGTCTCGATGTGGTACTTCTCGCGATACTGGTCAACCATCCACCGGTACGTCCGCCCCTCGCGAAACCACCGCGCAACCTCGGTGTGGTTCTGGATCTTTGAAGCAGGCATCGAACCTCCTCTCATGGGTCTGCTATCCGCCTGTGACGTGCCCATTTTGGTCCGCGCGAGCCCAAAGTGCAAGTGTGACCACGCGCCCAGGCGTGCGTGCAATCTCGGTGCGCGTCACGTACACTCAATGCGACGCTGAGCGACGACCGGAGGGAGGTGGGCGAGGATGGCCCAGGTGACGATCACGGTGTGCGACATCTGCCAAGCGCCAGACCGGAGCACGACTCGATACCGGGTCGCGCGCCGCGGAGCTTCGGCGCAGACGGACCGGTGCGAGGAGCACGGCGCCGAGCTCGAGGCCATCGTGCAGTCGGTCGAGCGCAAGCCGCGGCACGACTGGACGGAGCGCGTGACGACACTCGAGGAGCTCGAGCGGCGCAAGCGCGAGCAGTCCTGAGACGACAGAAAAGCCCCCTCCCCAGCGATGGACTGGAGGGGGGGCTTTTCGTCAGGCGTCGGTGTCGGCCGCCAAGAACGGCGCGTAGCGCCGCAGAAGATCCTCGACCACCGGGAGTGCCATGACGCGGGTGATCGCGCCGGAGACGCCCAGGACAATCGCCCCAGCGCCGGTTGCGGCGGAGGCGTCCTGGCTCGACACGGCCTCGTAGATCAGGGGAGCCGCCGCAGCGAGTGCGACAGCGGCCTGGAACACGGTCCGGGCGGTCGTCCGCCACGGCTGCTTGGTCTGCGTCGTCTCCATCAGATCGTCCCCGCGTTCAGCCGGGTCTGGAGCGCCTTGACCATCTTGCTCGGCGAGGAGATCACGCCGTCGACCGGCGTGCCGAGGTAGCGCTGCGTCCCGCGGATCGTGTGCGGGCCGAGGATGCCGTCGATCGCGCCGGTGTAGAGCGCGCGATCCTTGAGGATGCGCTGCCACGCCTTCACGAACGTCGGGGTGAGCTTGGCCGTCTGCGTCTGCCGCGTCGCCTTCTGCCACGCAGTGATCGTCTTGGGGCCGAGGTAGCCGTCGACCACGAGCTTCGCGCCAGCCGCGACCGGCTTGGGCGTGGGCTTCGAGATCACCTTCACGCCGTTGATGTCCTCCGACCAGCCGAGGAGCTTGTAGCCCCAGCCCTGCCAGAGGGCGACGGCCTGGGTCGTCGGTCGGCCGAGGCCGGAGTTGGTGGTCACCATGAGGCCGTTGCCCGCGTAGATCGCGACGTGGCCGTAGGTGCTACCGCCGAAGAAGATCGGCGCGCCGACCGGGATCTCGGCGACGTTGGTCGTGGCGTGCTTCGCCTTCGCGTTGTTCCACGCCGCAATCGCACTGACGTACTTCGCCGGCACGCCGAAGGCCGTGCGCACGAACTGCAGGCACATGCCGCTGTAGCCGGACTTCTGGGTCTTGGCCCAGGCGAGGGCCTGGGCCGCAGTCTTGGTCACTCGCCCTCCTCGAGGACGGCCTCGCCGTCCTGGATCGCGTTGTCGTTGTCGATGGGCTGGGGGACGGTGGACTCGGGGTTGAACACGAGCTCGTCCGTCGAGATGGTCACCTGGCGGCGGTCCCTTCTTGTCGGGTTCAGGAGGTGGGTCGAGTTGGCGGCGGCGGCGGCTTGCCCAGGGAGATGTGCTCCCGGAGGAGGTCGATCCATGCGTGGTCAAGGCCGCGCTCGCGCTCGACGAAGTCGAGGCGGGTTCGGGCCGCGTCGAGGTCTTGGCGCAGGGCGTCGGTCACGGCGCGCCAGTCGTCGGTGTCGACGCGGCGCGCATCAAGCCGGGCCTGGCGGCGCGCGACGAAGCGCTGCGACCAGGCGCCGACGATGCCGGCGAGGACTACGCCCGCCGGGGTGGCGAAGGGGGTCAGGTCGATCACGTCAGCTCACCCACGCCGTTCCGTTCCAGCGCCGCAGCACGACGACCACCCACTGCGAGCCGTTCCAGCGCCGCAGCGGCTTGTCGACCCACGAGCTCCCGCTCCAGACGCGGACGCCGGAGAGGGTCGTGAACGACCGCGCACCCGACCAGTCGCCCGCGCCGATCGCGTTGGTAGCGCGGACGCGGACGTAGTACGTCGTGGCGGGGTCCAGGCCCGACAGCGTCACGCTCGTCGAGGGCGAGGAGAACGTGCGCGCGCCCGACGTGAAGCTCGAGTTGGTCGCGATCTGGAAGGTGTAGCCCGTGATCGACGAGCCCCCGTTGTTCGGCGCGCTGCAGCTCGCGGATGCGGACACGACGTCGGCGGAGACTGTCGGGGTCGACGGCGCTGCGGGCGTGTCTGCGGTCGTCTTGAAGCTGCGCGAGCCAGACCAGGCGCCCCACCCTGCCGTGTTGTGTCCGCGGACGCGGACGTAGTAGGTCGTGGCCGGGGCGAGGCCGGTCATCGTCTGCGGCGTGCTGGCATCGCTGTTCGAGTAGGTCGTCGACCGGAAGTCGGAGTAGGCCGACGCCTGAACCTGCCACTGGTCGATCGACGACCCGTTCGCCTGCGCCGGGGTGGACGTCCAGGCCGCGCGCGCAGAGGTTGCGGTGATCGACGAGATCGTGGGCGCCGGGGAGGCGCCGGGGGCGCTGGCCGGACGCGCAAGCACGGTGAAGGACGTCGAGACGCTCGGCGTCGCTCCGCCGTAGTGCCCCGAGATCGAGGCGGAGAACGACCGCGAGACGGAGCTGCCGTAGACGGTGTCGACGGAGATCGACCGCGACGCGATGAGCACGTTCACGCCCGAGCTCGTCATGTTGAACGTGCCCGAGCCGGAGATGGCGCCGCCGAGCGAGTAGTTCTGCGTGTCCGAGATCGAATACTGCGAGTAGGCGTAGACCTTGACGCTGAGCGTCACCGAGCTCGTGCTGGACGAGACCGACGAGGGCGACATCGTGACCTCGATGCCGACCTTCTCGTTGCTGGACCCCTCGGGGGTCCCCCAGACAATCGCCATCAGAGGGCCACCCAGAGGTCGTTGACCGTCGGGCTCGAGGGCGCCGAGGACGACACCGTGATCTTGTTGCCGCCGATCGTGGTGGCGTTGATCGCGCCGGTGATCTTGCTCGCCGGCAGGTCCGGCACGCGGGCGGCGTTGAGCACTCCGGCCGTGATCTTGTCAGCGCTCAGGTTGGGGATGCGGTCCGCGGAGAAGGTGCCGGACGTGATGTCGCTGGCGTCGGACAGGAGCCCCGCCCACGCCGACCCGTTCCACCACTCGAAGGCGCCGAGCGTGGTGTTGAAGCCCAGCGTGGGCACGCGGCGCTCGGTGCCGGTCGGGCGCTCACTTGTCGGCCACGAGCGCACGGCTCGGCCGATGAACGTCCGGCGCTCGGTGACCGCAGTGGCTGCGATCGTCACGGCGTTGGCCGCGACGGCCACGTTGGCGATCGGCATGTCGAACAGGCCGATCTCCGTGGACTCGAGCGCGGGCGGCGTCGGGGAGCTCGCCGCGGGCGTGCCCTTGACGACGAGGAGCGCGATCTCGTTGGTGTCGGGGTTCAGGCGCAGGACGACGGTGTCGATCCGCGGCTGCGAGTCGGCGGGCTCGATCTCGAGCGTCTCGGTGCCGCTCGACGCGATCGCGTGGCCGCGGACGATCGCGAAGCCAGCCGCGACCTTCACGTTCATGCCGGTGGAGTCGGCGGAGACCTTGAGCTGCGTGCCGGTGTGGTCGCCGGAGACGCCCTGGCCGAGCTCGCGGAACAGGGTGCTGTACTGGCCCTCCGTGGTGGCGAGCCCATCGAAGGGGTAGGAGGTGACGGTCATTCGTCTCCAAAGGACAGGGAGAGGGCCCCGCTCGTAACGGCGAGCGGGGCCCTCTCAAGGCTGATGGCGGTCTACGGCTCGCGCAGCTCGGCGAGCGCGCCGCAGGGGCCGCAGATGAAGGAGTCGGCACCCAGCGGGACGAGGAGCTCGATGGGGATGTCGAAGTTCTCACACCCGCTCGAGTGGCACACCGCGACGCGGACCGCCGTTGCCGAGAGGTCAAGCTCACTCATCCCGCACCTGCCGTCGATGTCATCTGAGTGGCGGTCCAGTGCCAGTCCGCCGTGAAGGTCGCCGTGACGCCTGCGACCGAGGCGAAGGCGAACAGGGTGAAGCCGGTCGCGGTGACGTTGATCGCTCGCGCGGACCATCGGGCGGTGGCGCCGGACCCGGAGTTGAGGTTGATGCCGCTCACCACCGGCGCGGCGGAGAACCGGCCGCTGGGGAAGGTCACGGCCACCGTGAAGGAGTCGGCCGCCGAGGGGCCTCGCGACACGACCCCAGCCGCGATCGCATAGGGCTGGTGCGATGCGCTTCGCAGGGTGGCCGGGGTGATTGCCCGAGCCGCGTCCGTTCCGGTGTTGACCTCCGCCTGCGTGGCGAGCTCGACCACGCCCGCGGCGCCGGTCGACGCCACTGGGAGTCGCGCCGCGGCAAGCGTGCCGGACGCGATCTTGCTGGCGTCGAGGCTGGGGATGTGGGCAGCGTCCATCGTCGGAACCCGCGCGAGGGCGAGCGTGCCTGCCGCGATCTTGCTGGCGTCGAGGTTCGGGATGTGCCCGGCGTCCATCGCGGGGATGCGGGCCAGGTCGAGCACGCCGGACGTGATGTCGGCGGCGCTGAACTCAGTGACGATCTCGAGCTTCCGCTCGATTGCCGAGACGCGCTGCTCCGTGGTCGTGGCCCACGACGTCGTGAGGTCGGAAACCTCGCCGAGGAGTGCGCCGAAGCGCGTGCCGCCGCTGTCCGCCTTGAGCACCCAGCCCGAGACGGTCGTGACGGCCTCCTGGCCGTTGAGCTCGATCGTCACGCGATCGCCGACGCGCCAGTCGCGGCCGTAGACCATGCTCGTGTCGTTCATCGGAACGAGCTGCACGTCAACCGCGGTGATGCCGCCCTGGGCGAGCTGCTCGTCCGCGCTCTGCTCGAGCTCCGTGTCGTCCTGGCTCGACGAGTTGTCGACGAACGCCTCCACGCGGCGCCCCCAACGGGCCCGCTCTGCAGGGTCGCCATCCTTGGCGTAGAACCACCGGTCGGCGCCCTTGCCGCCGCCCCCGACGATCACCGTCGTGACGACGGGCGCAGAGACGGTCGACGAGTGCGACGCGATCGTGTTGTTCCAGAGCGAGAAGCGCACCTCGCCGGTGCGATCGCGCACGGCCTCGGTCTCGAACACGAGCCGGTCGCCGCGCTGCACGATGGCGAAGTTCAGGTCCGCCAGGTTGGCGACGTCGCTCAGGATCTCCCCGAGCTTCTCGAACCGGGCCGCCTTCGTCAGGACGGGCCCACGGCCGAGGTTCGTGCCCATGTCGAGCAGCGGGTGGCGCCGCTCGGCGACCGCGCTCGGGCCCGCGTTGGCGGAGACGTACGCGTGCATGATCGTCTCCGCCGCGCCGGTGCGCTGGTCGAACTCGGCCGTCTGCGCGTTGACGTCGGCGACCGACGGCGTCGGCCAGGCTCGCATGTCCTGGAGGATCACATCGTCAGTCACGCCGGAGAACGTGATGGTCCCCGTCGGGTCGCTGGCGCTGTCCTCCTCGGAGTACGCCGTCATCGGGCCCGAGAAGCCCGCCTCGTCGTCGAGGCCGGAGATCACGATGCCCGCCCCCGGCTGCGCCAGGTGTGCCGCCAGGGGGCTCTCCGCGGGCAGGGAGAGGGACCACTCGCCGACGTTGTTCCGCTTGCGCGTGGCCGTCAGAACGAGGAGCTCGTGCGGGACCGCCGCAACGCGCGTGAGGTTGGCGTCGCGGATCTCGACGGTGATGTCCTGGAGCCCCATCACACCACCGCCCACTTGCGTCGTCGCCACGTGCACACAACTTCGGAGGTCGGGCCGGCGCCGGAGAGCGTCATCTCTGCCGTCGTCACGCCAGGCGGCAGGGCCCAGAACAGGGGGGCCGGCTCGAGGCCGGAGTAGCGCGAGGCGCCCGTCTGATCGACGACCGTCCCCGCGCGCGTGTCGAACACGAGGGACTCGCCTTCGGCGAGGGTGCCGGACCAGGCGAACCCGCGCTGGCCGGGGAGCTTGGCCTCGAACCGCGAGCCGGGGCCCCGGACGATCCACGTTGGCATCGTCTCGGCGTCGCCCGTGTTCTCAACCTCGACCACGCCGTTCAGGGAGTCCGGGGAGAGCTGGAGGCGCGAGAGGTAGGGCAGGAGTCCTGCCGTCGACTCGCCGAGCCGGTACCGGCGCTGCGACGCCGTCGCCGACGTCCAGTACGGGTCGCCCGCGCGGAGCGTCAGCACCATCTGCAGGTCGCGGTCGCCCGTCGTGTCGGAGCCGTAGACGTAGTCGCCGCCGCCGACACGGACGACGCCGAGGGTCCAGCTCTCGCCCGAGTCCTCGACGAAGCGGAGCGTGAACGGCCCCGCGCACATGCGCGCGATGCGCGACACCATCGCCTTGAGGCCCGCTCGGTCTCCACCGTCGATGAGCAGCGGCACGTCGATGTCGCGCACGTTGGTTCGACGACCCCGGTAGGTGGCGCCGTCGCCGGCGCCCTCGATCCACTGAGGGGTCACGGGGGCCAGGCCCAGGCCGGTCGCGCCGGCGAGAGCCTGGACCCCCGTGGGGAGGTTGAGCAGGTCATTCAGAGGGATCGTGTCCGTCGCGCTCTCCATCTGGAGTGCGACCACTTACCAACCCACCATCCTCGAGCGCCCCACGGCAGCGAACAGCTCCTCCTCCGAGGAGAGGCCCGTGCCGGGAGCGGCGTAGTAGTTGAACTGACGGCTCGGGGCTGCGCCCGAACCTGCGTCGACCCCGGAGGGCAGGGAGCCGATGTGACTCTGCGCCGCCATCGCCATCGCCGCGGAGGATCCGCGGACGGCGCCGAGGCTGCGGTCGACGCCGCGCACCCAGCCATCGACGGTGAAGCCGGCGAGCGACTCGAACACCTTCGACGGGGAGTGGATTCCGAGCTGGGTCTTGATCTCGTTCACCATCGCGTCAGCGAGCTTGCGCATCTGCTTCTCGAGTGCGTCCTGCTTGGACTCGAGCCCCTTGAGGAAGCCGCTGGCCGCGTCGACCCCGCTCTGCATGTACCGCTTCGCGAGGCTGGCCCCAGCCGCGTCGCCCTGCTTCTCGAGCTGCCCCCACAGGCCGTTGAGCTCTGCGAGCTCGGCATCCGTGGCGGCGGAGAGCATCCGCGCGACGTCCGCGGACGACCCCATGCCCGCGTTCACGAGCTGCTCGACCAGGTCCTGATCGACGCCTCGCTTGGCGAGCGACTCGAGGTCGCTGCGGAACTTCTTCGCAGTGTCGACCGTCTCGCGCATGGCCTCGTTGAGGCGGCCCATCGTCTGAGCCTTGACGCCGAGCTCGCCGAGCCCGTCCCAGAGCGAGACGATGTTCCCCTCGCCGGTGATCGACTTGGAGACCGTGGCCGCGTAGTCGGCGTACGCCTTCTTGGCGGCCTCGAGAGCTCGGGTCGCGTCGCCGATCTGGCTGGCGAGGTCGTCCCACTGGCTCTCGAGCGGCTCGAGACGGTCGGCGTACTTTGCCTGCACCTTCTCGACCGCATCCTCGTACGCCTGGAGCGAGTCGATCTGAGCCTGGAGCGTCTTGCGCTGGCTCTCGACCTTGGCCGCGTCTGCGTCCTTCGACGCCCGCAGGTCCAGGTCGATCAGGCGCTTCTTGGCCGAGAGGAGCGACGCCTCGTCGCGGAGGCGCTTCTCGTTCTTCGACCCGTCGGTCGCCTGCTCCACCTTGAGCTGGAGCTTGGCGATCTGCCGCTCGAGGTCATCGGACTGCTTCTGGAGGGCCTTGGTCTTGGCCGACGGGCCCGCCTCGCGGAGGTCGCCGATCTGATCGTTCAGCCCGGAGACCGCCGACTTGAGCCGGTCGGTGACGCCGTCAGCGACCTTGTCGGCCGCCTTCATCACGTCGCTCGACTTGTCGATGACGCCGAGGGCGAAGCCCTTCGAGGTCCACTGGCCGATCTCGCGCCAGACTCGCGACGGCGAGTGCACGCCCAGGCGGACGCGCATGTTCCTGGTGGCGATGTCGGCAACGCTGTTGGCGGCGGCGCGCACCTGGCCGGAGAGGCTGGTGAGCCCGTTCGCGAAGCCCTGCGCCGCCATCTGGCCGGCATAGAGGCCCGCGGCGTGGGCGTCACCGAATCCCTCCTCGATCGCGTCGGGCACGCTGCCCATCGCTACGGAGACTGCAGCCGCGACGTCCCGGAACGGCGAGCTCGCAAGCGTCGCCGCGCCCTCGGCCTTGAACTTGACCGCCTCGGCGATCGTATCGAGGGCCTTGGCCGTCTCGGCGCTCCCGCTCTCGATGCCCTTCGCCAGCTCGCCGACGTACTTAGCCCCAGAGGGGCCCAGGTTCGCAAGCTCGGTCGCGACGCCCTCGCCGGCGGTCTGTGCGATCGTGACGAGGTTGACGGACCAGTTTGCAGCGTCGGTGATCTGCTGTGCGAGGGTGCTCGAGAACTTGGCGAGGCTGATCGAGCCCTTGCTGGTCCCAGCCTCCATCGCGGCGCCGAAGTCGATGAACGACTTGGACCCGTCGTTGATGGTCCCGATCATCGTCGGCGTGATGCCGTTCACGGAGTCGACGGCGCGCTGGTAGGCGGCCATCCCCTCCTCGACAGCCTCGGCGTGCAGACGCTCCGCCTCCGCGGCCTGCTCGGCGGCGATGCCGGCGATGTCCAGCGCGTCGGAGTAGTTCGGGAGCAGGCTCGCGACCTCCTCGGCGCTCAGGCCGAACGCCTCGACGTTCGCTCGAGCGCCGTCGAGGTTGCCCCCGTTAACCATCGCCGCGAGCTGCTGGTCGAACGCCGCGAACGACGTCTTGGCCTGCTCGAGGTCGGAGTGCCAGGAGTCGGGGAACAGCTTCTCGACGCCCCAGAGCGTCGTCTTGCCAGGATTGAGCCAGGCCCACCCGTCGGGGGACTTGTCGAGCTCCTCGTAGTACCGCAGCACGGACAGGGCGTCGGTGAACCCGTTGATCTGCGCGACCGAGGTTCCGAACAGCCCGCCACCGGTGAACTGCTCGTCCACCATGCCCTTGAGCTTGTTGGCCTGCAGCTCGCTGGTCGCCGCGGCAAGGTGCTCCATCGCCGACGCCATCTTCGTGGCGTCGGGCTCGTGGACGCTCAGTCCAGTCGCCCAATCGAACAGGAGGAAGGCTCCTCCGACGGCCGCCCCGACGAGGCCGAGCTTGCCGGCGACGGCGCCGATGCCATTCGCAATCCCGGCGATCTTCGCGGGGGCGATCTCTCGGCCGAGGAACTTCGCGAGGGTTGCGAGCCCGGTGGCGAGAGCCTCTGAGGCGACCGCAGCCCGGAGCGCCACGAAGGCGCCGACGAGGACGCCGATCGTGGCGGGGGTGTTCCCGATCGCGCCGGCCAGGTAGCCGATCGCAGACGCGACGGCCGAGATCAGCGGGCCGAGGTCGTCGAGCGCTCGCGTCAGGAGGCCCGACAGTGTGTCGGCGAGCTGCAGGACGCCGGGCGTCAGGCGGGTGATGACGTCGCCCGCCAGGGCCAGCGCCTCCGCAAGGAGGGGGCCGAAGTCGCGGGCGAGGTCGCCGACGATGGTCGCGACCGCGCCGATCGCATCGCCGAGCGGGCCCCACATGGGCTCGAGCGCCTGAATGCCATCCCGCAGGCCATCGAACAGGGCGGCGATGCCGCGCTGCGCGCCCACGGACCCAAGGGAGGTCGAGAGGCCGCCGACGAGCGATCCGATCGCCTGGCCGACGACGGGCAGCACGCTCGAGAGCGTGGAGGCGAGGTTGGAGAACAGCTCCTCGACCGCCGGACCCGACTCGGTGGCGATGACCCGCATGGCGACGTGCGCGCCCGTGAGCGCGTCGATGAGGCCGCGCTGGAAGCCGTCGCTGTTGACCGCGTCGGCGACCTCGTGGAGCGTGTCGGCGAAGATGGCGAGGGTCGAGCCGCCCGCCTGCTCGGCGGCCTTGCCCAGGCCGGTCAGGATCGAGCCGAGGCCCGAGACTGCGCGGCCGAGCTGCTTGGCGTTGTAGATCGCCGCGCCGAAGATCTCGTCCAGGCGGCCGGTGCGCTCGGCCTCGGTCAGCCAGTCGTTGAAGCGCTCGCCGAGGTCGTTCGTCCAGCGCGCGAGGCGCGGCAGATACTTGGACCCGTGGGTGCCAAGCTTCTCGAGCGCGCCAGCCCACTTGTCCGTGCCGCCACTCGCGATCGAGATGGAGTCGGACAGGTTGCGGAACATCGGCGCGAGGTGGCCGTTGAAGGCGTTCGCGAGGGAGCTCGCGAGCGAGGAGAAGTAGCCGCCGAGGGCCGACGAGACGTCGAGGAACCCGCCCTCGATGTCCGGCCACAGCGACGCGAACGCGGCGCGGATGTCGTCCGTCGCGCGGTTCCAGAACGTCACGCTCATGCGGTCCTGCAGGCCGATGAAGCTGGCCTTGATCTCCGGCAGGATGGTGTCGATGTCCTTGAGCACCGCGAAGGCGGAGCCGAGGCCGATCGCGGCGCCGGCGAACATGCCGGGCAGGAGCAGGCCGATGCCCGCGATCTGCGCCAGCGAGCGGCTCAGTGCGAAGGTGTTCGACGCCGCGGCCAGGAGCCAGGCGCTCAGTCCGGCGACAGCCTCGGCGATCCCGCCGATGATCGGGATGTTCTTGTCCAGGTTCGAGAAGAAGTTCTTGAACTTGTCGAACGTGGACTGCAGCAGGCGGCCGCCCGACAGGGCGGCGAGCGTTGCCTCGGCCCGCGCGAGCGCGGCCTTCTGCACTTCGACGACGATGATGGCGTGGCGCTCGCGAGCGACGCGCGCCAGCTCCAGGGCGGCCCGCGTGGTCTCCGCCTCGGCCTGGATCTCCGCCTCGCGCTTCTTGACGAGGTCGTCGAGCGCGTCGCGCGTGTGCCGCAGGGACTCCTCGTCCATCTCGACGGTCAGGTCGATCTGCTCGCGCTCGCGAAGCATCCGGTCGACCTCGTCGCGGGCCTTCTTCCAGCCGTCGAGATCCTCGTTGATCTTGAGGGTGGTCGTCGTGCCGTCAAGGCGGGCCTCGAGCTCCCGGCGCGCGCGCCGCAGCGAGTCCTCATCCAGGTCGACCTCGACCGTGACGCGGTCCTTGAGCTTGTCCAGCTCGGCGTCGACCTGGTCGATCGCGCGGCGGACCTCGGCGTAGGACGACTGGTCGAACTCCAGGTCGATCTTGCTGGCCTTCTCGAGCTTCCGCTCGACCTCCTCGGCGAGCACCTCGACCTGGGCTGCGGCCTTCGAGGTGTCCACCTCGACGTTGACGAGGATCTTGGTGGCCCGCTCGATGCGCTCGAGGTCGCGCTTGAGGTCCCGCTGGAACTCGCGCGTGTCGGGCCAGACCTTGACGGCGACCTTGCCGATGATCGAGGCGTCGTCAGCCATCGTCACCCACCGTTCTTGTGTGCGTTGAACCGCGCCCAGAGCTGGGCGACGGTGACCTTGCCTGCGGGCTTCTTCGCCTGCGCGGGCTTGGGGCGCTCCGGGCGCGGCCACGTGTCGAACGTAGGAGCCTTGCCCTTCGCCCACTGGCCGGTCGCGCGCGTGTTGAGGTTCACCGCGTCGTAGAGCGCGGCGGAGAGGGCGCGGTCGACGCCCCAGCCGTGAAGTTCGGCGCCGCCGCCCATGAGGGCGACGGTCATGCTCGTGTCGGGAAGGGCTCGGACGAGCGCCAGAATCAGGGACGGGGCCGGGCCCCGACCTGCGAGCGTGTCCCGGAGATCGACTCCATAGTGCTCAAGCAGGTCGGGGTACAGCCCGTCGCCGTACTGGTCGATCAGCTCTCCGAGTCCGAGGCTTCCCCCAGCTCGACCTCCGAGCCGTACGCCTCGAACACGGCGATGAGCACGGCGAGGTCGTCGCCGATGGCCTCGAGGAGCTTGGCGCCCTGCTCCTCCGTCTTGGCGACGGACGCGAGCACCTCGGCGAGCACGACTTCCTGGTCGGCGCCGCCCTTGATCTCGTCGCTCATGTTGGAGAGCCGGTCGCGGACCTTCTTGCCGAGCCGCACCGGGCTCAGGAGCTCGACCTGCGTGTCGCCGAGGTCGATGACCTTCGAGGCGAACTTGCGGTCGGCGGCGGCGCGGATGCTGTCGAGCGTGATGACGTTGGACATGGGGTTGCGGACCTCCAGGATTGTGTGCGGGTTGGGTGGCGGACCGGGGTGGAGCCCCCGGCCCTAGCGGGGTCCGCCATCGCTAGGGCCGGGGTCGTGCTGCGGGGAGGGTCAGGGCTCCTCGGGGTCGTCGTCCTCCTCGACGAGGGCGCCCATCGGCGTGACCGCGTAGGCCCACTCGTTGCCGGCCGTGATGAGCGGCGTGACCTTGAGCGGGAGGTTCGCGAGCGTCTCCGTGTCGGTGATGTCGATGTCCTCGGCGCGGAAGATCTCCGCCTTCGGGGCGTAGACCGCGAAGGCGTTCTCGCCGTCGTAGAACACCGCGAGGAACGCGACGGTCGTGGGCGTCGGGTTCTGCGGGACGCCGATGAGCTTGCCGTCCTCGACGTCGACCGCGTTCGAGCCGAAGTAGAGCTTGAGCGCCTCGCGGTCGAACTGCTGCAGCGTGACGTTCATCGAGTCGGTGCGCGGCGTCCGCTTGGTGCGGAGCGTCTTGTTCTGCAGGGTCGCGATGACCGTGCTGTCGCCGCCCTCGGACTCGAAGCCCAGGACGTCCTCGAGCGAGGTGTGGCCGATCGGGGTCCACGGCGACGGGATGCTGGTCAGGTCCTCCGGGAAGGCCGTGCCGACCTCCGCGGTGAAGTAGTTGCCCGTGTCCGGGATCAGGGTGGCGTCGTCGTTCAGGGCCACTCGGTGCTCCTTCGTGTATGACGAAGCCCTCCGCCGCGAGGTCGCGGGGGAGGGCTAGGGGTGGGGTTGGTTAGTGGCGCCGACTGCGGTACGCGGCCCGGTAGATCGACTCGTAGCGGGTCGTGCCCGCGGGAAGGTCTGCGTACTGGACGGGTCCGGTCGAGGTCGCCCAATCGGGCACGCGGCGCGGGCGGGACGTCATCGTGATCTTGATGACCGCGGCGACGTCCGGGATGACGAGCCGGCCGAGGCTGGCGTCGCGCAGGGCGCAGCGCGCCGCCTCGGAGAGCAGGGCCCCCTCGCGGTCCGCCTCGACGCCATCGGTGAACGTGTGCACCGAGAAGGGGGCCGACTCGAGGAAGCGCTCGTCGCCACCCCAGCCGCCGCCGCCAATCGCGCTGTACGCGCGCACGAGGACGAACGGGAACATGTCGGGGTGGCCGCTGTCGATGAGCGTGCCGACGTCCACGCCCGGCAGGGCCGAGCGCAGGATCGGGAGGATCACGTCCTCGACGGGCGGGAACTCGGCGCGGGCGAGGATCTCTGCGGGGACTCCAGCCATCGGGCTACCTCCGCTTCTTCTTGCGCTTGCGCTTCTTCTTGCCGCTCGGCTGCAGGCCGTGGATCGGCATGGATGCCGCCAGGCGCAGCGGGGCGACGGGGTCCATCGGCGACACGGGGCGGCCGTACCTGTCGGTCGTTCCACCCTGGCGGCCGAACTCGATCGTCATGGCGGCCGACTGGCCGCGGGTGTCGTTGAGCACGACATAGCGGTCGACCTTGCCCTTCTCGACCTCGATAAAGGCGTCGCCCGAGTGGCGCTGGGCTGAGAGCACGGCGCTGGCCCGCTCGGCGAGCTGCCGGGCAGCGTGCGTGACGGCATCCTGGGCCTCGCTCGTCACCGCGATGACCTTGGTCACCTTCTGGCCTGCGCGGCGCCCCTGGGCGCGCTTGTAGACGTCAGCCACCCGGCCTCCGCCGGATGTCGACGGAGATGTGGCGCGTGTGACGCGTGCCGTGGTGGTAGGCCGGGGGGGCCGCGACGTCCCAGGTCCGACCTCGCCACTCGACGAACGACCACAGGCCGAGGCCGACGGTCTCCGGCAGGATGAGGCGGTAGACGTCCACCTCGGCCTGTCCCGGCACCTCGGCCTTGCTCGAGCGCTGCGGGATCGCGGCCCCGAAGGTGTGGATCGGGTTGCCCCGGTCCGGCGCCTTCTGCTTGTTGCCCCGCGAGTCCGTGACGTACGTCTCCGGGTAGATCGTCACGGGCATCCCGCGACGACGCTGCACGCTCACCAGGGGCTCTCGTCGCTGGCGAACAGCGGGAAGGGCTTGGAGTCGGCGCCGGTCGGGACGAGGCCCACGACGTCGCGCACGCGGTTCGCGCTCGAGCCCCACGCGTACGTGGGGACCGCGGTGATGCCACCGACGCCCGCGGCGGAGCGGATCGTGGCGACCTCGGCGTCTGTGAAGTACGGCGCGCCGGCCTTGTCTCCGATGCCGTCCCAGGCCATCGTCTCGTCGCCCGCGCGGGACTGCGTCAGCCCGTCGGAGTTGCGCATGTAGCGCACCGCCGCAGCGAGGATGGTCGACTTCACGATGGCCGGAGCCGCGTCCTCCCAGGCGCGCCCATGTTGGCGCGCCAGGTCGCTCAGGTACTCGAGCGTGTCCGCGGCGTCGGCGAGCTCGGCCGGGGAGAGCTCCCAGTCGAGGCGAGCCGTCAGGCGCTCAGTATCGACGAGCGCGGTCATGTGTCACCTCCGAGAGAGGGGCGGGGCCCGCCGAAGCCGGCCCCGCCCGCGTGGATCACGGGGTCTCGGGGGCCTCGTCGTCCTCGACGGCGACCGGCGCGAGCGCCTTGAGCTGGTTGATGCCCGTCAGCTTGGCGATCTCGTTCTCCTTCTTCTTGGCGTCCGAGGTGCCGGCGTTGAGCTGCGGGATGACCGTGTCGCCGCCGAGCTCGAGCTTGATGGCGCGCACGAAGTGCTCGTACTCGCCCTCCTCCACGGAGCCGTCCTTCGAGACGCCCGCGAGGACGTCCGTCACGGACCGGAAGCCCTGGTAGGTATTGAACACCGAGCGGTCGCGGCGCTTCTCGGTCTCGTAGTCGCGCAGCCAGGTCAGCGCCACGCCGTTGTGCGAGGCGGTGGCGCCGAACGGCACGGACTGCGGAACCGACGGGGCGCCCGTCGCGAAGATGAACGCCGAGTCGACCAGGGCGTACGCCTCGTTGGCCGGCAGCTCGGGCGCGACCACGATGTCGAAGCCGTAGCGTCGGCCGATCGTGGCCTCGCGCAGCGAGGAGACCGCCTCGGACTCGCCCACGTTGGAGGCGAGGTTCAGCTTCTCGTCCTCGAGCAGGGCGGCCTCCCACTCGGTGCCGACGAGCAGCGTCCGCGTGGCGCCGGGCGCGCGGAGCTTGTTCAGCGCCTCGCGCGCGCGGATGAGCGCACGGCGCATGAGGCCAGCCTCCGCGTACTCCTCGGGCACGCCGAGGATGACCTCGTAGTCCGCGCCGAGCAGGTGGGCGATGGCCTTGGCCTCGAGGCCGCTGCCGATCGCCTCGGTCTGCTTCCGCGCGAGCTTCGTCCAGCCCTCGAGGTCGAAGTCGTTCTGCTCGTCCGTCAGGCGGACACCCGAGTAGATGTCGCCGCCGAACGTGACGGGGATCTTGCGCTCCTTGTACTCGTCGAACTGCAGCGACGCGGAGCGGTCGTTCCGCCATCCGTAGCTGCGGTACGGGAGGATGCCCTCGACGACGACGTTGATCGTGTCGTCGTCGGCACCCTTGAACTGGTCGATGCCCTCGCGCTGGAACACGCCGGGCACGACGAGGTTCTGCTCGAGCAGGACCGCCGCGACGGCGGCGATCTTCTCGGGCTTGACGACCTGGTGCACCATTCGATTGCCTCCGTAGGCAGGTGGTGCCGCGGCGGGAGTCACTTACCCACTGCGGCGGAAGGGATGTGTGTCAGTAGCGGCGGCTGCGCACCTTCTGGGCGGCAGCCACCGGGTCGAACGCGTCTGCGTCCTCGGTGGGGTTGAGCCCGCCCTTGGGGTCGCTCGGGGCCGGCGCCGCGGCGAACCGCTGGAGCTTCTTCGCGTCAGCGACGAGCTCCTCCTCGGTCGCGCCCTGCAGGCGCTCGGCGAGCTCCGCCGGCAGCTTGTGCTTGTGCGCCACACGCTCGCGCAGGAGCTCGCGCTCGAGCTTCTCGTGGGCCGAGCGCAGCTCGGCCGCCTCGTCGGCGCTCAGCGCTCCGGTCAGCTTCTCCTCGAGCTCCTTGGCCTTGGTTCGGCGCTGCGCGTTCTCGCTGCGCAGGCGGTTGATCTCGGCCTGGGCCCATGCGGGGAGCGCGTCGACACTGTCGGCGCCCTCGTCGGGGGCGGACTGCTCGTCCTCCGTCGGCGCGGGGTCGTCAGCGCCGGGCTGCTGGTCCTCCACCGGCGCGGGGTCGGGAGCGCCGCCGCCGTCCTCGCCCGTGACGGGGTCGGTCACGAAGCGCACGCGCGCGGGGGTCTGGAGCTTTCGGATCATGGGGTAGACGCCTCCTGGGCTGTCTCAGGCGGTGCGCGACGCCCGGCCGCGCTTCTGGGTCGCCTCGCGGCGCCGGGCATTGATGAGCTCCCGGTTGCGCGCGTGGCGTTCGCGACGTTCGGCGTTGATCTCGCCGCGTCGCTGGTCGTAGAAGTGGCGGCGCCACGCGTTCTGCGCGTCGCGCCCGGAGTGGCCCTTGGTGACCTCGGGCCAGAGCTTCGCGTACTCGCGATTCAGCGTGTAGCGCTCGCTGGTGTCGTACTCAGACCGGCTGTAGACCGGGTCTGCGTAGCAGTGGCAGTTGTCGTGGTAGAGGTCGCCATCGCTCGAGCGGGCCGCCGACTCCTTCGAGAAGTAGACGAAGCCGCGGGAGATGAGCATGGCGCACCACGAGCACGGCGTTCCCGTGCGAGAGAGTCGCACCCAGCCGATCACGCGACGGTCGCTGGCCGCTCGGGCGAACAGCTCGCCGCGGGCGCCGTTGAGCACCTCACGCTCGGCTCGAGCCGCGGCCTCCGCGCCCGCCAGGCGCGCCGCATCGTCCCGAGCGGCGTCGAGCTCTGCACCCGTCACGGCGTGCGCGTCGATGTGCTTGAGGCGGTCGAGGAGACCCTGCGTGGCGAGCTCGTCAAGAGACTCGCGCACGCCGCGCTCGTAGGCCGCGTCATCATCGGGCGCTCCGCGCCCCTCGCGCTCGACCAGGACTCGCGTCGAGTCCCCGGTCCTGCCGGTTGCTCGATAGCGGTCCGTGTCGTTCGCCGGCCTCGCGCCAACCTCGACGTAGGTCGAGTCGGCGAGCTCAGCGAAACGCCGACGCAGCTCCCCCAGAGTGGGTGCGTCGGCGCTCGGGGCGTCGGGGTCTGGCACGGTGCGTCCCGTGCGCAGCGCTCGCGTGAGGCGGAAGTATGCCACGGCGAGCTCGCGGGCCTGCCCCCTACGGGACAGGACCATGCGGGTGGTGGTGGAGATCCACGGAGCCGTACTCGAGGAGGCTCGGCCTGGGTCCACGCGGGACCATGCGGCCAGGGCCTCGGCCACGACCACAATGCCGATGCGCGCGAGGGCGGCCTGGAAGGCGAGCGACGCCTCCTCGGCCTCGCTCACCGCGCTCGAGCTCACGCGACCGCCGGCTCAGGCCCCGGCTCGGGCTCGTCGACGAACGGGGCCGCCGTGGCGCGCTCGAGGCTGGACGCGAGGCGCATCTGCGCGTCGTCCTCCTCGGCCATGTCCTGCCACGTGTCGATCTCGTTCTGCGTCACGCCGGGAACGCGCGCCCAGAGGCCGCGGGCCGGGATCGCGAGCTGCTCGCGCAGCTTGCCGAGGGCGTCGGCGATCTGCGACATCGAGCGAGCCTCCATGTCGCGCCAGATGACCTCGCCGTGGTAGTCGTCGGCGCCAGACTCGCCGTCGATCTCCATCGCGAGACGGAACACGCGCTCCCACGACTCGCCGAACCCCTTGCGGAACTCGTCGACCATGCGGGAGAAGCTCGTCTCGGCCGCCTGGAGCGCCTCGGCGCTCAGGTTGGCGATCTGGCCGAGCAGGTGATGCGGCGGCGTCTGCGAGATCGCCGAGAGGTGGCGGATCGACAGGTCGATCGCCTCGATGAAGCCGCCGAGCGGGCTCTCGTCCAGGGTGCCGAACTTCACGTCCGGGTCCTCGGCGAACAGGAAGCGCCGGGCATTGTGGTTCATCGGGATCGGCTTGGGGTTGCCGTTCGCGTCGAGGATCAGCTCGCCCTCGTCGTCTCGGAGGAGCGGGGGCGCCATGCCGGTCACGTAGCGGACCTTGATCGAGGAGTACGTCTGCGCGACCAGGAGGTCGAACAGCGTCTGATTGATGCGGTCCTGCACCGGCTTGAGCGGGGCAACGACACCGGTCGTGCGGCCGTCGAGGTCGACGTGCGCGGCAAAGCGGGTGACGGGGCACTCGCTCGCGCCGTGGGCGACGCCCTGGCCGAGGCTGATGCTCTCGAAGTCGCCGTGCGCCCAGGAGACCTCGTACCGCCAACCCTCGTCCCAGAGGGTCGCCCGGCCGCGGCCGCTCCCGTCCCCGCTAGGGCGAGGCCAGCGCGTCACCGTGAGGGCTGCGACCGGCGCATCGTCGAAGGCGGGGTCCTCGTAGAGAGCCGCCGTCCGCAGCGGGCTCAGTCCGCGCGTGCGCGACCGACCTGTCTTGGGATCGAGCTCGGTCACTGTGAAGGAGTGTCCGTAGCCCAGGGCCCCGCGGTAGATGGCGGCCTGCCGCGCATCCATGCGCGAGCGCTGCCAGTGGTCCCACTGCGGGGTTCGGGTCAGCGCGGGGGTCGCGGCCTCGGTGCCGGGGCGAAAGCCGTCCACGTAGCACGCCTGGGCCGGCGCGCTCACGAGGAGCGGCATCCAGTTCGCGACGCACCGGTCCGCAAGGAGTCGGTACTCGTCGTCGATGTTGTCGGGGAGGTAGGGCTTGTCGTGATCGCCCTGGAGGTAGCGGTCCACGAGAAGGAGTCCAGCGGTGGAGTCCTCGCGGTCGCGCTCGAGCACCTCCAGGAGCTGCCGCACAGTGGCGGGCGTGGCAGTCATCGGACTCCAAGGGCTCAGAGGAAGTAGCCGCGGCCCGTGCGCTGACGCTGCTTCCCCGAGCTCGCGAGGTAGTCGCGACGGGCGAGGAAGGCGAGGAAGGCCGCCGCGTAGGCGTCGATCTTTCGGGGGCTCTCTCGGTGCGCCTTGCGGAACGAGATGCCGTAGTTGTTGACCTTGCGCTTGACGTTCATCACGTGGCGGCGCAGGAGCGGGTCGCCGTCGTGGACAGGCTGGCCGTTGAGGATGGCGCTGACGAACGCCTCGTGCGCGTGCGTCGTCTCCTTCTCGGAGCGGCGCATGTCCCAGGCGATCGGGTTGCGGGCCGTCGACTTCACGGCGAGCTTCTCGCCGTAGTCGAGCGCCCAGGTGTCGATGTACGACTCCCAGAGCGCGACGTCGGCGTAGAACGCGACGACGTCGTAGACGCGGAACGCGTCTCGCACCATCGAGTCGACCTCGGCCCGGTCCACCTCCCAGCCGTCGCCGGCGGGCCCGTCGGGCTTCTCCCAGACCTGCAGCGGCTTGATGAAGAAGTCCTTGACCCGGATCGCGACGAGCGCCGTGGCGTCGTCGGACTTGCCACCGTCGAAGCCGAGCACGATCCGGTCGCCAGGGCGGAGCTCCAGCCCCTCCCGCTCGAGCACCTTCCAGTCGGCCGGCGAGAACAGCGAGTCAGCCTCGGCGACGACCTGATTCAGCCACATGCGGCGCGAGCGCGCCGGGCTCATGGTCGTCGACAGGACCGACTTCATGATCGCGTCGATCTTGAGCCAGACCGCGTCGCCGCGGACGAGCTCGATGATCGTCGGGAGGATCGCGGGGTCGAGCGGCGTGTGCTCGGGCGCCTCGAGGCTGTCGTAGAGCAGGCCGACGTCGGCCGCGCGGCCCTCGTCGATCTTGTCCCACTGGTCGCGCTGGCGCTCGGCGACGGAGTCCTCGCCGGGCATGTACGCGTTCGTGATCGCGAGGTAGCGGCCGTCCATCTTGGTCGCGTTGCCGTCGATGGTCTCGAACATCTGGATTCCGTTGTTGCCGCGAATCCAGTGGTGCGTCTCGTTCAGGATGATGAACGTCGAGCGCCCGCCCTCGAGCGCGCGAGGCGAGCTGGTCACGGCCTTGAGCCGAACCTTGCCGCCCATCGCGTAGATGAGCTCCTTGCCCGCCTCGACGCGGTACTCGGCCATGAAGCGGTCGGTCATCAGGAGCGCGAACATCGTCGTGGTGTTCTGCGTCTGCTCCTGGTTCACCGCCGCGATCTGCACGAACGCGGCTGGGTGCGCCTTGCCGACCGGCTTGCCGTCGGCGCCGAAGTGCGAGAAGCGCGAGGGGCCCACGAGCTCGACGAGGCACAGGGCCGCCGCGAGCGGGTCCTTGCCCCAGCCCTTGAGCCGCTGCAGGACGCCGGTCCGGTAGATGAACTCGCCGTGCTCGTCGACCGCGTACCACCACAGGACGAAGCGGAGCTGCTCGAGCGTCATCGTGAAGCTGTCGGAGCCGTCCGGCCCGCCCAGCCACTTCGCCATCCAGCCGGCGATTTCCCAGCCGAGCGTCCGCTCGGGGAGGAGCCAACCGCCGGCGGCGTCGCGCTTCCAGGTCGGGCCGATGCACACGGGTGCGTACTTCTGCCTGATCTGCTCGTCGGTGAGCTCGTCGTCAGGGACGTCTCGGAAGGGGATCAGGCTCTCGCCGGCGCTCACGCCCCGCCAGCGGCGAGCGCGGCGCGGTAGCCGTCGATCGCGACGAGGTCGGCGCCACGCTCCTCGACCTGCGGAGCGTGTAGCTCGACGCGGATCTTGCGGCGGTCGGTCTCGGTGAGCATGAGCTTCTCGAGACCGCCGAGGATGGCCTTGAGCATCTCGGGGGAGCGGCGCTGGCTGTTCTTGTAGTGGGTGAGGTCGTCGAGCAGGGAGAAGGCCAGGGCCCAATCGCTGTTCTGGAGCAGCTCGCGCTGGCCGGACGTCTTAAGGCCGTTCCAGATGCGGAGGGCCATCGGGTGCCAGTTCGGGTCGGCGCGCGGAATGCTGACCGGGAGCAGGTCGAGTCGCGTCGCAGCCTTGCCAGCGTCCCCGCCCTTCCGCGAGCGCGGGCGCTGGAGCTCATCTTCACGCTTCGTGTGCGCAGGCACTTGCGCCACCTCCTCGGGGGCTCGGGCGCGCGGAGCGCGCCTTGGACGACCGATCGCGCGGCGCCTAGCGCGCTATTCGGATTTTCAGACGATGACGATGCGGGCGGTCTCGGCGCGCTTCTCGTCGATGACGATGGGGCGGCCGCGACGGCCGGTGTGGAGTCGGTAGCGGCCGTCGTCGCCAGCACGCGGGACGCCGGTGACCTCGCGGCCGTCCTCGAGGGCGATGGTGATGGTGCTCTCGGTCACCGCGGCCATCTCAACGGTCTGCATCTGGGGCGCCTCCTCGGCGGATTTGGGCTATGTGCGTGCTGGCCTGGCAGGACTCGAACCTGCGCTTGGCGGATTAACAGTCCGCTGCTCTGCCATCTGAGCTACAGGCCACTGTGGGCATCCTTCGCCTTTTCGCGTACCCAGAGAGGGCGCGAGGCATTAGGGGCTAACCTCCTTGGGGCGATGCCTTTCCCCACCCTCCGTGCAGATGCCGCCTCCGCCGAGGGCTCTCGATGTACTAGCGGCAGCCATCAATCGAGCGCGGTTCCCCCGGCAGGAATCGAACCTGCCTCTGCCGATTAAGAGTCGGCGGCTAAACCACTCAGCTACGGGGGACCGAGACTGTGCACACCTGGCGGGAGTCGAACCCGCAGCCGCCGGGTTGGAGCCGGCGGCGCTCACCATGAGCTCAGGCGCTAGACCCCCCTCCGCAGTCGCGCCAGCGTGGGGGAGGGGGAGGGGGAGGCTTGGCGGGGACTGGAGCGTGAGGAGCGCCTCGTGGGCGACGCTCTACAGCCCCCGCGGCGGAGCCCTCAGAGGAGGCCGGGGTGAGCCTCGACTCGTAGGAACTTCCGCGCGTGCCGGCGGCGGGCTCGAGCTTGAGCCTCCGCGCCTTCTGCGGCCGACTTCCGCTGGTGGTGCCACGAGCAGAGGGCCCGGAGGTTCTGCATCGAGTGGTCATCGCCGGGGTGGATGTGGTCGACCTCGGTCGCGGGCTCAGGGCACCGCTCGCCGGCGGGTGAGACAGCCGTGCAACGGCGGCCGTCTCGGATCAGGACTCGGCGCCGCGTCCGCTCCCAATCGGGAGGCAGGCGCTGGCGCCGGTCACTACCGGCCCAGCCTGGCATCGTCGGCAGGCTGGGCGCAGGGGGCCACCGCAGGGCCCTGGTAACGCGCTCGAAGCATGGGTGGTCGCCTCCGGGCCCCGCGGTGGAAGAAGCTCCGGCGGCGTGAGGGCGGTTGGCCCTGCCGACCCGGAGGAGTCATTGGTCTGAGTGCTGCGGCGGCGAGCTACGCCTAGACGTAGCTCCTAGACGTAGCTCCTAGACGTAGTCGCAGCGGAAGCGGCCCCCGAAGGGGGCTCTACTCCTAGGAGTAGTCGCTACGGTTGGGGCCCCCTTCGGGGGCTCAGCCGCTACGTTCTAGAGCTCTACACTCTGTATCTACGCAGCACGAGGCAAGCCTGCTTCATCTCCAGCGGGTGAACTGCGTCACACCCAGAACAGTGGCGAACGCTGGCCGCTAGCTCCTGCTTCTGCCGGGCCCCCTTCGGGGCCCGCAAGCCCCGGCACCTGGGGGCCCTCATGGGCCCCACATGCGCTGTGACCTGCACAGTCGCAGGGCGCTGTAGCGATGGACGAGCTCGAGCAACGCACCTCTCGCCGCCGCCGATGATTGACCTTGTGATGGTGGCGCGACCGTAGCTGCCAACACGCAGCGGTCCGCGAATCACACGCGCGCGGGTTATACCCCCACCACCGCCGCCGCGTCAATGCCCAGGCCGGGTGAAACGCAAACCTCACCCGCAGGGACAGGGGCAGGGCAGGGGCAGGGGCAGGGGCAGGGGCAGGGCAGGGGCAGGGCAGGGGCAGGGCAGGGGCAGGGCAGCGCGCGTCACGCGCGCCATGCGCGCCATGCACGCGCGCGCGAGGAACCGGGCAAACCGCCCATGGGCGTCTCACATTGTGAGACGGTCGCGAAACTCGTTTTAGGCCGTTGATCTGCGGAAACGCGCTCGGCGGCGGGTGAGTACAGCGGCGCGACTAGCGCAAGCGTGCGGCACGGCATAGGTTCTAGCCATCGGGTTGGACGGATCGACCCGGATCGGGAGCCCGCTCGCACGCGGCGCCGGTTCGGCGAGACACACCCGCGGATGGGAATCCGCGGTCACTGGAAGTCACCCCCGCGGTGCAAATCCGCGTCACCAAACGACGCGTCGGCAACGGCGCGGTTCAAGCAAGGGGTGAGCACAATGCCACGACCCGCCGAATCACCCGGCGGTGAGCATCCCCCGGCAGGCATAAGCGCATGACGCGTCGGCGCAAATGCCAGTGATTCAATGCGGCACGTAGGGCACCCAAACATGGTGAGCCGCGCGGATTAGCGATCCGTCCCTACCCACACACACGGACCGCTGCAATGCGGTCAGGTCGCGCTTCACTAGCCACGCGCACAGCGGCGCGGCGGAATTGGCAGGGTACTGGCAACGATGGTCGCCATCGGGTATCTGTAGCCAAGCATTCCGCCGGACGAGCCATGCGCGGGTCGGGTGACAACGGTTCGGAACCGGGCGCGACCACTCGTCAGCATTCACCCACACGCAATCGGGAGCAAGAAATGGGATTCGGCGCATTCTTTGAAGGCGCGCGTGACGGCCGCGCGTTCGGCGCTCGCGGATGGTTCGGCGAATCGGAGCAGCGCGAGCGCGACGGTTCGATCCTTGGCACGGGGATCGTCCCAGTGTCTAGCGCTTGGGACAAGTGAAAGGTAGCAAAATGGACATCTTCACCCTTACCGACCACACCGGGGTCGTCATCGCGACGGTCGACCGCGCGGCCGCGCTCGCCAGGGCGCGCGCAATGGTGGAAGCGCGCGCCATCGTCCAGCCGATCCCCACGCCTCATCTCGTTGTGCAGGTGTGGCGCGATGGCGTCGCGGATTGGCGCGAGGGCATTCACGTCTATGCCGGGCAGTGAACCGGCAGCCCGTCCTAGGTGGCGACGGTGCGGTTCGAATCCGCGCACGGGCACTCACCCGACGCAACGTGCATCGGGACCGTTGGAAGGAAGCACAACATGGACAACATCACGGGCGCGGACGTCGTGGCGAACGCGCGGCACATGGCGTACGCGGACGGTGCCGCGTGGGACACGCTCGCGCAGTCGGAGCGCATCGCCTACTTGCGGATCTCGGCCGCGACGCTCACCCGTCCGCCCGTGCCGACCAACGTCGCGCCGACGACGGCCGCGACGGTGCAGGTCAACATCGGCCGGAACGTGGGCGACGAGCCGATGCCGGAGCGGCGGTGGCGTCGTCTCGTCGGGCTCGTGCACGGGCTCGTGGGCGCGCTCACGGGCGACGGCACGCATGTCGACGAGCCGCACTACGGCTCGGGCGAGTGGGTCGACGATGCGGGCGTGACGGTCCGCGAGGACTCGGCCTACGTGTTCGCGTTCGGCGACTCGGCGGAGTGGGACCTGGAGGGTCTCGCCGACGCGCTCGCGATCCTCGCCGACGAGTTCGGGCAGGACGCCATCGCGCTCGTCGTCGGGCACTCGGCGCTGGTCAGCCGTCGCGAGGTGTGAAAGGGACGCACGCGTGCGTCAGGCGCGCCCCGGTCGGGGGCGAGCGCGGTTCGATCCCGCGGCGCGCCGCTTGGTGCCGGACGGTCCGGCATCGCGGATGGAAGGAACGAACATGTACGTGGGACTGTGGTACGGCGGACCCGGCTACTCGCATGGCGAGTGGGCGATTGACGCCGAGATGTTCGACAGCATCGGCCACGCGGCGCGCGTGCTCGCGGAGCGCTACCGGGTCGGCTACGTGCTCGGCGGCGTGCCGCTTGCGGCCGAGTGGGTCGACGACGCGGACGGCAACGCGCGCCCCGTGCCCGGCGAGCAGGGTCGCAACCTCATCTGCCCGGCGGTCGCGGTCGGGTCGCACATCCTGCTTGCCAAGGTCGGCACGGGCGCGACGTTGTGGGAGCTTGAATCCGACCCGTACGTCACGTGCACGCACATGCTCGAGATCGGTCCGCACGGCGGCGTTCGGACGGTGCGACTGTGAACGCGGCGGGCTCGATCATGGTCGTCGACTCGATGTCGATGACGACCGACGCGGTCGCGGACATCGAGGCTGTCTGGCGCGACAGCGGGCGCGAGATTCACGGCGGCACGGCACGCGCCATCGCGTCTTGGTGGGCATCGCCGAGCGGCACGGGCGAGGTGCTGGGACGGCTGTCCCGCGGGCAGGCGGTCGACCTCACGGACCTGCTCGACGACATCGCGGCGACGCGACCCGCGGCCGAGACGGTCGGCGAGGGGCGTGACCTCGACGTCCTCGCGACGTGGGCGCTGGCCGTGGGAGCGGCCGAGTGAGCGCGCGACGGTACGACGGCACCGCGGTCGAGTACGGCGGCGACCCGTGGTTGCAGTGGCCGACGGGCGAGGTCATCGACCCCGGTCCGCACGTCCGGGCAATGGGCGAGGGCACGTGCGGCGACTGCCACGGCGGCTACTTCGCGCCGACGGGCAACGGTCCGACCGACTACGGCATCGAACGCTGCGACGCGTGCGATCGGTTCGATGGCGACCTCGCAGCGGCCGAGGCGCTGGCCGCATGGCTCGACGGCTCCGCCGAGGTGTGGGTCGAGGTCGACGACGAGGACTAGGCGAAACGCCCCCACAAGGGGCGTCGTCCGGGCTGGCATCCCGGACCTGACGAGCCTGCCGAGAGAGATGGGAGACACAGCATGTCGAAGCACATCACGCACAAGTCCACCGCGGCCGGTCGCGCCGAGACGCTGCGACGTCGCGACGCGCGCCGCGCGAAGTACGCCGCGACGGTCGGCCTGTGAGCGGCCTCGCGTTCGGCCTGAGCCTGTGGGTGCTGGTCGCCCTGTGGCTCGCGCTCGTCGGCGCCATCGGTGACGACGTGAACGGCAACGCCGAGTGACATCGGCAGTCCCTCCCCGGTTTGGGTAGCGACTCGGTTCGACCCCGAGTAGGGACGCGCGGCGCCGACGAGCGGCGCCCCTGAGAGATAGGGACGGACAGATGGTCGAGGCTACGACGTGCCGCGTGCTGCGGGTGGAGTTGCCGCACGGCGGCGGACCGTACAACCCCAACTGCGGCGACGACCCCACGGGGCCGCGCGTGGTGGTGCGGAGCGAGGCGTGGGTGCAGGTTGACGACGGCCACAGTCGGCACCACCCGGTCCCCGAGATGGACGTGCCCGAATGGCGCGAGGTGTCGCGGGGCGTGCGTGACCAGTACCGGTTCGGCTTCGCCGACCTGGCCTCGCTGGAGCAGTGGTTCGGCCACGTCGCGGACGACCTGGAGGCTGGCGGGTACCGCATCGTCGAGTGGGAGGTCGCCGTCGAGGACGTGCTCGAAGGCGGGAGCCAGGTCGCGTTTCGCCGCGACCGCGCGCGACGCATGGGCGAGATCCCCTGGGACGTCACGCGCAAGGCGAGCGCGGCGCGCGTGACGTGGGGAGGTGCACTGTGATGCGCGACGTCGAGAACGTCGTCATCGCGGGCGTGATCGCCATGCTCGTCGGCATCTTCGCGCTCGTCCTGACGCTGGGCGTCAGGGTCGACCTGCCGCCGTGCTCGACGGACGACGGGTCGGACGGCATCGACTGCCGCTGGGACGCCGACAGGCAGGGCGACGGGCGGGGCTCAAGCTTCGTCGTCATCGACGGCGTGGTCTACGTGATGGACGAGCAGATGGGAGCGGGCGAGTGATGACGAGCGACGGGCGCGAGATGCGCGAGGCGCTGGCGCGGAGCGGTGCAAGGCGGGTGGTGGCGACCGTCGAGGTGATGCTGGAGGCGTACGTCATCGGCGGGTGTGACGACGAGACGCTTCTCGACCGCATCGCAGGCGAGGTCGAGGACGCCGTCGAGTACCACGCGCCGCGCGGGGCTGACTCCGGGGACCTCGACGGCCTGGTCGTGACGACCGGCAGCGGCGTGCGCATCAACCGGATCTCGCTCCTGGAGGCCCGCGACGAGCCGGACCTCGACGCGGTCGCAGATGCGGCGATGGGACTGTCGGCCGCGATCTACTGACCTGCTTGCGCGGCGTGTAAATGACGCGTAGGATGACACCAATTCACACGAACTCTAGGAGGTAGGCAACATGTCCCGAGAGACCATGCAGCACCTGAACACGAACACCCTGATCGGCTACACCGACAAGCGCGGCAAGGCGTGGCACTACCGCGAGTCGGAGCAGGGCGCCGAGCCCAACCACTACTCCGGGGCCATCCCCGTCGAGGACGTGCGCCGACGGCTGTTCGGCTGGGACGCCGTCGAGGGCGAGGTCACGGCGACCGCGCTCACGCCGACCGGCGTGCTCACGATGACGGACCCGACACGCAAGGCCGTGATGCGGTCCGACACCGGCGACATCCTCGGCATCTTCAAGCAGGGCTACCGCGTGCACGGGTACGACGACTGGCTCGTGCGCAACGTCGAGTCCCTGCTCGACGCGGACCTCGCGATCGGATCGGCCGGGCTCCTGCGCAACGGGGCCCAGGCATGGGTTCAGGTCGAGATGGAGGACACCCTGAGCGTCGAGGGCGTCGAGTACCGCCCGTTCCTCACGGCGGCGACGTCGATGGACGGCTCGATGGCGACGACGTACCAGGTCGGCGTTCAGGTGGTCGTCTGCGACAACACCCTGAGCGCGGCGCTGTCCGAGGAGACCGAGCGGGTGCGGATCAAGCACTCGGTCAACTCGCTGTCCAAGCTCGCCGACGTGCGGCAGGCGCTGGGCATCGTGCACGGCGTGGCGGATGAGTTCGCCGCCCAGGTCGACCGGCTGACGGCGGAGGTCGTGAGCGCCGAGCGGTGGTCCCGGTTCGTGCGGGCGTACACCGAGACCGAGTCCGAGTCCAAGCAGGCGCGGACGATGGCCGACAACAAGGCGGGCGAACTCAACCGCCTGTGGCGTCACGACGAGCGCGTGTCGCCCTGGTCGGGGACGGCGTACGGCGTGCTGGCCGCGGTCAACACGTACACGCATCACGGGCAGGCGGTGAGGGGCGCGAGCCGCGCCGACCGCAACGCCGAGCGTGCGATCACGGGCGGCATCGACAAGCTCGACCGCGCGACGCTCGCGCTGCTCGCCACCGTCTGAGGTGGTGGCCCGGCTCCAGGTGGAGCGCGCCGAGGTTCGAGTCCTCGGCCGGGCGCTTTGTAGGAACCCCACAAACGAGAGACAGGAGACGAGCATGGCCGTGAACACGCACGGGATCACACTGCAGCTGACCGCCGAGGAGGTCGAGACCCTCATGGGGGTCATCGCCGACGCGGAGGCGGAGCGAGAGCGCCTGGCCGAGTCGATCCTTCGCGACGCGGAGGGCTACTACACCGCCGAGGACGTCGAGCGGGCGAAGGGCCAGGCGATCCGCGCGGACGCGCTGCGGCGGGCCATCGAGCGGGAGGTGGCAGGCGCGGAGGAGCTCGCGCGGCCGGTCGAGCGCGAGGACGAGACCGGCCACGAGCACGCCTGGGAGGTGGTCGAGGAGGGCTACGCGAAGGTGTGGCATGGCGTCGAGGTCGACTTCGACGAGGGCGACATCATCGTCGACGCCTTCGACGCCGACGTGACCGACGAGGGGTCCGGCGAGCGCCTGGTCTGCTACGCGTGCGGCGAGGAGCGGGCCATCCCCGCAGACTGGAAGCTGGTGTGGAAGCTGTGACCGCCCCCGTGCGATACGACGAGGTCGACGCGCGCGACCTGGCGCCGGGCATGGTGATCGACCTGGAGCCCGTGCTGAGCGAGTTCATCGGCTACGAGTTCGACGCCCTGCCCTTCGCGTTCGCGACGGTCGAGAGTGTCGCGACTCGAGAGACGCCGCTCGCGCCGCCGTTCAGCCTGGTCACCACGACGGTCGCGACGGACCTGGGCACGTTCGCCGTGCACGCATACCGGTCGTTCGTCCGTGCCGCCCATGCGGAGGGCGCGGGGATGACGCGACTGCGCTCGGACGGGCGCCGCGAGGTGGCCGACGCGCGCGACGCGACGGATCTGTTCGGGTGCGGTCGAGACGCCGACTGCGTCCTCACCAACATGCACGCGGGCGCGCACTCCCACGACCGCGAGGTGTGGGCCGGGCCTGACGCCTACTACGACAAGGAGGGCTGAGGAGTGAGCATGGACATCAAGATCGAGTTGACCGGAGAGTCGAAGGTCAACGCGCAGGGTGTGACGGTCCATCGGATCCGTGCGCTCGTGGACATTCCGAGCGCGGGGGTCAAGGCGGGCGACCTGGGCGGTTGGGTCGAGAGCCTGACCCTGCGCGACGGCAACGCGCGGGTGTACGGCAACGCGTGGGTGTACGGCAACGCGCAGGTGTCCGGCAACGCGCAGGTGTCCGGCAACGCGCAGGTGTCCGGCGAGGCGCAGGTGTACGGCAACGCGTGGGTGTCCGGCAACGCGCGGGTGTACGGCAACGCGTGGGTGTCCGGCGAGGCGCAGGTGTACGGCAACGCGTGGGTGTCCGGCAACGCGCGGGTGTACGGCAACGCGTGGGTGTACGGCAACGCGCAGGTGTCCGGCAACGCGCGGGTGTACGGCAACGCGTGGGTGTCCGGCGAGGCGCAGGTGTACGGCAACGCGTGGGTGTCCGGCAACGCGCGGGTGTACGGCAACGCGTGGGTGTACGGCAACGCGCAGGTGTCCGGCGAGGCGCAGGTGTACGGCAACGCGCAGGTGTCCGGCGAGGCGCGGGTGGAGTCGCGGGCGCATTGGATCTCGATCGGCCCGATCGGGTCCGAAGGTGTCACCGCGACGCTCGCACGCACGGAGGACGCGGACGGGCACGTCCTCGTTGTGGGCTGCTGGACGGGGACTCTCGACACCCTCATGGCCGAGGTGAACCGCCGACGGAAGCTATGGGGAGTGGACGACGCAACGCGGCGGTTGTGGACGGACCAGTACAAGGCGCTGCGCAAGTTCGGGCGCGTGACGGTCGCATCGTGGAGCACGAACCTGACTACCGAGAGGGAGGACTGAGCATGACCGACATCGTCGCGGCGACGCAGGACTACCGCCTGCGCATCGAGCAAGACTCCGACGCGGTCAATCCGCGACTCGACCGGGACAACATCTGCACGTCCTACGTCGTCCTCCCCTCGCGCGACTGGCGCAAGATGGAGCCCGGCCAGACCTGGGATGGTGGGGTCGTCAACCACAACTCCCTCGCCGAGGCGATCCGCTACTTCTTCGAGGCGACCGACGAGCGTGCACACTGGCACAACGGGCACGCGCTTCGCCCCTTCGACGCGGCGACCGCCTTCGCCCGGTGGGGACGCATCTTCCACGGGTGGGACCTCGGTGTCGTCATCAGCGACGGCATTCTCTGGTACTCCGACCCGGAGCTGTGCGAACGGTGGGGCGCCACGATGGGCACCGAGACCACGCGGGGCGAGGTCGAGGAGTACGAGCTGTGGGCCGACGGTGAGGTCTACGGCTACGTCCTGGAGGAGGCGACCGTGGTGACCACCACCACCGTGCGCAAGTCCGACGGGAAGCCCGTCTCGCGCGGGATGTACGAGGACTGGAGGGTGATCGAGTCCGCCTGGGGCTTCTACGGGCAGGATGAGGCCGAGCGGGAGGGGCGGGAGGCTCTAGCTTGCGAGATCAGGCTCTCCAGCGGGGACCGCCGCGAGGGGAGGGGTGTCGCGTGAGCGAGACGCACAAGGGCATCGACGTGAGCAAGATCAAGCGACAACCAATAGGAGGACAACACACAGTGGCAACGAACATCATCGGCCTGTCGGGCAAGGCCCGCTCGGGCAAGGACACCTTCGCCGAGGCGCTCGTTCAGGGAGCGGGCTACACGCGAGTGGCGTTCGCCGATCCGCTGCGAGAGCTCGCGCTCAAGCTCGACCCCGTCATCGACGTCGTCGACCGAGACACCTCGTGCGGCGACCCGGACTGCTGCGGCGGGCCGTGGCCGGATCTCGCGCCGGTGCGCCTGGCAGACCTGCACGACGCCGTCGGCTGGGAGGGCATCAAGTCCCACCCGACCGAGACCATCGACGGCGAGCTGCGGCGGACGCTGATCCGCCTGGGCGACGGCGTGCGCGAGGTGCTCGGGCGCACGACCTGGCTCGACGCCGCCATGCGCCGCGCCGCCGAGATCGAGGGCCCGGTCGTCATCACGGACGTGCGCTACCGCAACGAGGCCGAGGCGGTCATCGCCGCGGGCGGCATCGTCGTGCGCATCGAGCGCCCGGAGGGTGGCGACGCGCTGTTGCCGGAGGCGGCGGCGCACGCGTCCGAGACCGAGCTCGACGACTTCGGAGGCTTCGCCCACCTGGTGCTGAACGTCGGCACGATCGACGACCTGCAGGCGGCGGCGTTGGAGGTAGCGCGCATCAACGCTTGACGTCGGTGTGTAAGTGCAGCTAGACTCGCGCCCATGACACAGACTGGAGGCAACGACAGTATGACCAACATCATCGCCAGCGAGGAGAGCGAGGAGGCGACCAACCGCCGCTTCGCGGGGCTCGTGATCCTGAGACAGCTCGACCCGAACCGCGACCTGGCGGAGCTCGTCGGCTGGGCCAGGCTCATCGACCCGGACGCCTGGCCGGAGCCCACCGGCTCGCGCCTGACCCCCTACTCGGCGCCCGCCTGGACCCCGCCGCCGACCGCCGACGAGGAGTTCACCTACGTCGACTCGCGCGAGGGGCTCGAGGCCCTGCCGCTCGGCACGCTCGTGCGCTCGCTGTCCGGCAGCGAGGGGGTCGTCGCCCTCGACGACGGGGGGTCGCGGCGCGTCCGGCGCCTGAGTGGTCCCGACTTCGTCGACTCGAGGACCGCGCCGTTCCCCATCCTGGCCGTGACCTACATCAACGAGTGACAAGGAGCCGGGCGCTGCCGACTACTCCACGGCAGCGCCCGGCATGGGTGGGTAAATGAATCTGGACCAGTACAAGATGCCCGCGGTCGCGCCGCGGGCCCACGAGATCGCAGAGCTCGCCGAGGCGCTGGAGCGCGACGAGTTCGACAGCGCCAAGCAGATGGCCCGCAAGGCGATCTCGCTCGCGCTGCACGCCCTGTCGCGCCGCACCTGGTATGCGATCGCGGTTCACGACGGGGGCGGCGCCACGCCGTACGGCATCTACGGGATGTTCGCGACCGAGGGCGCGGCGATGAAGGCGATCGAGAGCAACACGCTGGCGCTGGTTGGGCGCGCGACGGTCCTGGAGATCCAGGGGATCGGCGCCCGGTCGGACTACCTGCTCGCGCAGGAGGGGCTGATCGAGCGCCCGTGCGGGAACTGCAACCACGCGGAGCCCGCCCACCGGTGGCCGCGGGCGCGACGCCCCGGCTGCATCGTCGGCAACTGCGGCTGCCGCGAGTACGTGGTGCCTCCGAGAGAGATCGAGGAGGCGCTGATCGCATGACCGAGAGGAGCACCAAGAGCATGAGTCGTCTGACCTACCTGCGCTGCCCGACGACGGGGAAGCGCAGCTACCCGACGCGACAGGCTGCCGAGCGGATGCTCGGCAAGGCGCAGACCGATCGCCTCCGCCGGGGTGACGCCCGCGGGTCTCGTCGTGGCATCAAGCTGGAGTCGAGGGTCTACCCCTGCGACGGCGGGTGCGGCGGCTGGCACCTGACCGAGATGAGCCGACGCGAGTACAACACCCGAGCGGGGGTGGTCGCGTGAGCATCCGCACGATCATCGAGACCGCACTGCCGGGCAAGTTCTGCTTCACGTGCGGCGAGGTGAAGGACCCGAGGGACTTCAACCGCGACCCGGCCCAGCACGACGGACTCGGCGCCGAGTGCGCCAGGTGCCACGAGGCGCGCGAGATGGCTCGTCGCATGGACGGCGAGGTCGGCCCGCGCCAGTACGCGATCGAGGGGGAGGGGCGCAAGCGGGCGCCCTTCGCTCCCGAGCTCACCATGCGCGCCGTCGCGCTGGCGCAGAACCTGCGGCGGCGTCCGACGTCGGGCCTCGTGCCCGCCTGGAGCGGCTCGTGACCGCGGCCCTGGAGCAGGCTCGGTCGTTCATGCGGGCCAGGTCGACCGGCGTGCCGCTGCGCCCGCGCGAGGGGGAGGTCGCGGTCCTCGCCGACGCGTCGCCCTACCGCCGCGGGTTCACCGTCCTGACCGAGGTGGCGCTGTCGAGCGTTATCGCCGAACTCGAGGACGCGCTCGCCAAGATCCGTCGACTCGAGCACGAGCTCGCTGTCCTCAAGGGGCTGGGCCGGCCGTTCGCGCCGGGCCTCCCCGCCCCGTACCCCTTCCCCGAGGGGGCGCAGGTCAACATCAAGGAGGCGCCCGTCGGGTGACCGCGTGGACGCTCAAGGAGGGCTAGCCAGATGACCAACAACCTGCCGAACTGCCCGGAGGGCATGTACCCGCCCGACCTGGACTACGACGAGGAGTACGACGCCTTCGCGGATCTGCGCGCCGCTGCCGAGGGGCTGTCGAACTGCCTGAACCTGCCGATCGCATGGCACTTCGATGGCCCCGACGTCGAGTATGCCGAGCCCGACGACGAGCCCGAGTTCGCGCTCGTGTTCCTCATGCCAAGGAAGGGCAAGACGCTCGCAATGTGGACCGGCGACTTCGACCGGGCCGAGGTGCAGGCGTGGCTCGACACATGGCTGCGCGGCGAGATCAACAAGTGGTTCGGATGGACCGAGCCGACCGAGACCAAGGAGGACTGAGCGAGATGCACCACGTCGCAAGCATCAAGATCGAGAAGGTCGGCCGCGAGCCCGAGCCCGCGCCGGGCGTGTGGACGGAGCGCCGCGCCCAGGCGGCGCCGGGCGACCGTACGGTGACGACCGTGGCGCACGTCACGATCACCGTCGAGCGCGAGGCGGGCGAGTGAGGACGGACGTCGTCGCACGCCTGGACAGGCCGCCGCTCCTGTCTGGGGGCGAGGCGGAGCGCCTCATCGGCCACATCCGACCGGTGCGCCGCGGGCGCTGGGCGTGCTGGGAGTGGGCCGGCAAGCGGGACCGCTTCGGCTACGGCCGGGTCTGGCTGCGGGGCCACTGGCACACGGCGCACCGCGTCGCGTTCACGCACCTCGCGCTCAACGCCGCGGAGCCGCGAGTCGCCCGTCGCCGCCGCTCCATCCCGAGCTCCGAGCCCTGGCTCGACCACCGCTGCAACAACGAGAGCCGCGTCCGGCCGAGCCACCTGCGCCCGGTCACGAACGCGGAGAATCAGCGCCTGCGCGTCCTGCGCGGCGACTACAGCACCAAGCCCAGCCTCGTGCGGGCCGCCTGAGAGGAGAGCAGAGATGGTGACCGGCAACAGCCTGTTCAGGGTCTACGACAGTGAGGGCGACTACGTCAACCTGGAGGTGGAGGAGGGCGGGCGCTTCGACTTCACCCCGTTCGGACTGCTCTACGCGGCCACGCCGGACGGCCGCCTCGTCGCAGCGTTCGCGCCGGGGGAGTGGACGCAGGTCGCGCGGGTCGACGCGGACGACACCGAGGCGAAGCAGGTTGAGGTGCCGGAGCCGCCGGACGTCTACCTCACGAGCGCCGAGTTCCTCACATGTCCGGTGGGGACGCTGGCCGCCGACTGCGAGGGCGACGTCTGGGTCGTCTGGGCGCCGAGCTCCGCGCGGTTGGTGATGACCGTGAGCGGACGCCCATTCTCCCACGAGGCGACCTACGGCCCCAACGGCTTCGCCCCGTTCAGGGTCGTCGGTCGAGCGGAGCTGTCCGAGTGACCGTGTGGTTCACGTCCGACCTGCACTTCGGGCACGAGAAGGTCGCACGGATGCGGCTCGGCGAACTCGCCTCCCTGCATGACGCCGGGATCGCCGACATTTGGGCCGACCAGGTGCGCAAGGGTGATCAGGTGTGGGTGCTCGGCGATGTCACCGGCTCGACCGCGACCGGCAAGGTGCGGGGCGCGGTCGACATCCTGCGCGAGCTCCCCGGCGAGAAGCACCTCGTCTGGGGCAACCACGACGCCGGGCACCCGATGTATCGCGACGCCCACCGCAAGGGCGCGCAGTACCTCACGGTCAACGGCGGCGCGTTCGTCTCGGCGCAGATGGCGGCGAGACGGCGCATCAACGGGGCGAGCGTGCTCCTGTCGCACTTCCCGTACGTGGGCGACCACGCCACGCCCGGTCGGCACCAAGAGTGGAGGCTCCGCAACCACGGCAGCCCGATTCTGCACGGCCACACGCACTCGACGACGTGGCTCTCCGTGGAGCCGTCGACCCTCCCGTACGCGCCGCAGATTCACGTCGGCTGGGATGCCTGGAGTCGTCTCGTGTCACTCGACGAGGTCGCGGCGCTCCTCGAGACGGTGCAGACGCGGTGACCGACAACCCCGCCGCCGAGAAGGGCAACGCGCTCCCGACTGCGGAGCAGATCGAGCGGGCGCGCAGGCGCCAGGAGGAGCGTCCGCTACGTCCGCTCGACGGGCGCACGGCCGAGCACCTCCGCTCGCTGTACGTCCTGTCCAACCGTAAGTAGTGCAAGGGCCCCGGCCCAGCTCCGTAGCCTGGAGCTGGGCCGGGGCCCTTTTGTCGTTTCTAGACCGGCTCGATCTCGACGAGCGACTCGTCGAAGCCGCGCACCCCGGCCGGTCGCGGCAGGAATCGCACCCGCATGAGACTCTCGACCACCTGGCGCTGTCGCGCCGGCGTCAGCCCGGCCCACCACGCCGTCGCGCTCTCCGCCGTCGACAGGCCGGAGAGCGCAGACCCGCGCTCCATCGCCCCGAGCTCAGCGCCGAGCTCGGCGATCCGCGCGTCGTACTCCTGCTCCGCGGCCGCCGCGATCGCGAGGGAGATCTCGCGCCGGCCCAGCGCCGGGCCGAGCGCACCCTTCGCGGCCTCGAGCTCGCGCAGCTCGTCAACCAGGCGCGCCCGCTCCTCGCTGTCCGCCTCGCCAGGGAGCAGGCTCGCAGCGCCTGGCTGGCTGGCCCATGCGATCACCTCGGCGGCGACCATCGCGTCAGCGTCGGCCCTGTCCACCGTGAAGCACTTCCCGGCTCGACAGGTGTACGTCGGGACGCGCGGCTTCCGACCGCGGCTGTCTGCACGCACGCGCCCACCGCAGGCGCCGCACGTCGCGAACGACGAGAGCAGGTTCTCCGGCCGCAGGCCGCCGCGCTTGCGCCCAGGCTGGACCAGGCGCGCGGGGTCGTCGAGCTTGCGCCGCAGGCGCTCGAAGGTGTCGACGTCGAGGATCGGCCCCCATGCCGCGTCGCCAACGATCTCACCCCGATAGACGCGCTTCCCGATGTATCGCGGGGAGCGCAGCACGTACTTCACCCCGCCGACGGACCAGTCCGTCTGCTCCCCGCCCCGCCGCTGCGCCGGGCGGAATCCGCGCTCACGCCACGCCCGAGCAACGCTGCTCAGGGTCGCACCGTCGAGCACATCTCTCGCCGCCTCGCGGATCGCGGCAGCCTCCCCCTCCCTGACGGTCACGCCGTCGTCCTCGTAGCCGAACGGGCGCACGCCCTTCGTCCTGCCGCCGGCTAGCGCCTTCTGGCGGTTCGCCAGCACCTGCCGCGCGGCCTTCTGCTCCACCTCGGCAGCCGCCACGGCCGCGATGATCGTTGCCACCATGCGCCCCGTCGCCGTCGTCAGGTCCACCTCGCCGTTGGCGGTGGTCACCTGCACGCCCAGGTCGATCATGCGCAGGAGGTCCCGGATGGAGCGCGTGAGCCGGTCGATGGCCCACGCGACCAGGACGTCAGCCTCGCCAGCCTGCACCGCGGCGAGCGCGCGCTCGAAGCCGGGGCGCTCCTTGCCGGTGTAGGCAGAGATCGAGTTGTCGGACTCGACGCCGACGACCGTCCAGCCTCGCGATGCCGCGAGCTGGCGGCACGCCTCCTCCTGGCGCGCCACGCCAGCGCCCTCGCCGGACTGGTCCTGGGAGATCCGGGTGTAGATCAGCGCGCGGGTCAT